GGAGTTTCCAGGTTTTCTTAGACATGTTTCTCATTTCTGCATTTCCTTTCGTCAGCCTCCATGGTCTTTGCGATTTTATGCTGAATATAAAGCACACAGCCAGCCTGACTATCACACCCGAATGAAGCCAATAATCCGGCAATAGCATTCAAAGAGTTCAAATCCTCTTCAGCAAATATCATTTAGCGTTCACCGTTACTCCTGATACTCTACAATTTTAGATTTGAAATCAGTCATATACCTTATATTCCATATTGCTCACATGGGCGATGGTATCGTAGTTATCACCCTCAAAGCGAAACCTTGCCATACCGTTCGAGGTTAAATCAGAGAACTTTTCTAAATATCCGCTTCGTCCGGGCCAAGGGCGGATGATTTTCATGAAGACCTTATGGGTCGTGGCTTTTTCCTGAGTCTCGTGCATTTGAATCGCTCCTTTTTGTTACAGTTCAGAAAATAAAGAGCCGCAGATTTCTCCACGGCTCTGCCTAGAATATTTTCTTGACGAAATCAACGTTTTTGCGCAACATAATTTTTACGAAGTCCTCCTTTTTGGCATCCAAATTCTTTTCGGCGACGGTTAATCCATTCAGAAACTTTAGGAGAAAGTGGTGCGCCCTTTTTCACAATCAGAATTGCCTGCACATATTCTTTATGAGCTGGTACATACATCCAACACTGAGTATCGTCGTTATGGTCAACCGCATCACCAATCCACAAACGTGCAGGCCAAACATGGTTTGAGTGATAGAATATGCTCCCCTCCAAATAATCGAACCAGAAATACTTATGGACGACCTTTCGATCAATAAGTTTTCGTGTCTTCTTAGACATATTTCTCATTTAATTTTCACCTTTGCTTCCTCGAATTTCACAGGCTTAACCGTACCCTCCCGCGCACACTCCGTCAGGCACTCGTTGCAGGGTTCATCCGTTTCCAGCACCTTGAAGTTCTTGCACTTCGGACAGTAGGTCGCATAGTCCACTTCGCGCATCCAGTTATTCATCAGCGCTTACCTCCGAAATAAACGTGTCCTTTCCGCAGCGAGGGCAACGTGCCAGAACCTCACCGTTATGGGTTGTGCACCCCTTCATACTGTTCCAGTTAGATGTAGTAATCCCAAAATGAGCATTACAGCCACCGCATTTAACGGCAACGAGCTTTTCGTCAGGATTTGCATACCCATCAAGGTCACCGATGTATTTGTGTTCCTCGTTTGCTTTACAGAATAGGCACCTCACAACCTTGTGGTCGATAGGAGCTCCGTCTGCATTATATGACCATACCTCAGGAGCAACCGGATGGCGTTTCATGCAATTCATACATTCAACCGATATCCAGGGACGTTTTTTCTTTGCCTTCTCCTGCTCGACCGCAAACCTATCATCCAGCTCCGGGTGCGTCTCCCGCTGGTTAAGAGCCCACAGCAGGTTCCAGCAGGCGGCTCGCAGGTGGTCTTCGTCGTCCATCCCGACCATGTACTTTGCAAGGTGGCGAGAAGCTGAGTCCAGTAAACTATGCAGAGGTATACCCTTATCCACGTTATGCTCACCATACTTCAGTGCACCCTCCTCGCAGTGCTTGCTAACCTCCATGATGCCATACCAAGGCAGAAGGTCCATCCGCCCCTTCCCTGCGTGCATATCACGCTTGGCACCAGTTTCAAATTCGGTGCGATCTCCAGAATCTTTAATCACAAATATCAATCCTTTCTATTAGCAGTGTTTATGAATCCGCCCCTGCATAACTTTGTTAGCCATATCTGTCTTAGGAATCTTGCATTTCGGATAGCTCGGACGGAATCCGTTGGCAGCTTTCCGGTCATTTGCAATTCTCATATAAACCTCGTCCTCCAGTGCATCTGTGATTTTCTTTACTTTATCTGCCGCAGATTCAAAAGAATGAATCAGGTCAGCAAATACATCTTCAAAGTTAACCTGCCCCATAAAATTTCCTCTCATTGAAAGCTTTCTTCGAGTTCAGTGCCCTCGAAATTGCCAGATCGATCCCCGCTCTCGACTTCAGATGGTAGTAGTACAGATCCTTGTAAGGTGTATTCAGCCGGTCGATACGCCCAGAGGCCTGCTCCATGATCTTATATGAGTAGTTCTGGCTGTAAAATATAATGGTGTCCGTCTTGATGCAGTTCCAGCCTTCAGCACCGGCATTGTACTGCACCAGATACACCCACCTGTCGCCTTCAGGAAGCGGCTGATGCTTGTGCCCGTTCCATTGTGCAACTTCGGTATCCTTGCCGTAGTCCAGACCCATCAGAATATCAAGCTCATAATCGAAATTATAGAAGATGATGACCCTGGGCCTGCCTTTACAAATATCCAGCACTTTTTCTTGTCGGCTTGCATCAGCGTTCACCAACTTCCGCAGCAGATAGCAGAACTCGCTGGCGGTCTCGATTGGCTTGTTCTCCCAGAGATTCCACCGGTTCTTGCAGATCGACAGATACTTCACCTTGTCGTAATCCACAAATACGTTCTCATGGTGCGAAACAGTCGGCCGCTCGAAGTCCATGTCAACCAGAATCCGTTCCCGCAGCCGTACCAAGCGCTGGGTATTCAGATACCGATCGATCTTCGGGTACTTCGTACAGAATTGGCTGTATACCACGTGCTGGTTGTTAAAGTCCGTTCTGTTTCGGTAGAACCCATTGGCGATGAACACCGGGATATAATCCGTCCAGCAGTCCCCGGGGGTGGCGCTGAGCAGAATCCACTCGTTATTTTGCGTAATTTTGTAGAAAGATTTCACCCATGCGCCCTTTCCAACGACTCGCTGCTCGTCAAATATAAAGAACGCATTCTTTACGCCAACGTACTTTCCAATATTGTTCCAGGAATCCACAACGACCTTGTGCTCGTAAATATCATGCTCTGGATCTGTAGACATATAGAAATGGGCCAGTTCTTCGTCCCACTCGCCAGTATCCCGTTTCCGGGCAGTCGTGATGATGTAAAGATCCGGGGGCTCTGTCATACGTACATAATTCTCCGTGTTCACCTCCCCATCGTAAAGTTTGTAGTAGAACGCCAAACTCGTTCTTGATTTTCCGCTTCCTACGCCTCCGCATAAGATGCAGCCGATTTTCATACGGTTGATTGCATCCAATTGATAGTCGTAGAGCGTTACACCTGCCATCAGGTCGCTCACCTCATTTCCAACGTCACATAAATGGCACTTTTCTTGCAGTGATTCTCGTAGGCCAGAAGCGAGATCGTCGCCTCTTCCTCATCTTCGCCCTCCCCTCTGACGGTATAAGCAAAGAGCTCTTTCCGGTGCTTCCTGAACACCTTCCAGAGCTCTTTTTTCTTAGTAAAGTCCGTGCTTTTTGCAGTAGGACGCATATTGCAAGCCCTCTTTGTCTGCTTCACGCATGATTTCTGACAGTGTGAGCTTTTTAGGCTTTTCTTCCGTCTTTGACATGTTACGCGGTATGGTGTCTCGACATTTATCGCAGTACAATCTTTTTGACGGAACCTGATACATCATAGTGCCGCATTTTTTGCAAGCCTTATCTACTCTGCGAAGTCCGCCCATAAATATCACACCTCCTCAAAATGGCAGAAGTCCGTGTAGTAAACCAGGTCGTAATCCAGCGGATGGTTATTCCAATCGTAGTTCTGCTCGTAATCAGCAACCTCATCACGCTCGTCGAGTTCGCGGCAAATATCATCGTTGTGCTCATAGAACCATTCCAGCGGAAGGCCGAACTTGTCGCACAGTTCCGGAATATCAAAGGCCCAGCAGCCGTAGTTGGTGTTCTGTGTACCCTCCGAAACCATGTAATCGACAATCTCTTTTACTTTTTCTCTGCTCATAATCCTTACTCCTTCTGTTGTTCAAATATCAGGCTTCTGGCCCGGTTGCGAGTCATGCGGGAATCGAACCCACCGTACAGCCCATGCTAATGACTCAAATAAAAGAGCCCCAGATTTCTCCAGGACTCTCATGTGCTTATTCTTCAGGTGTACAATAATCAACGTCGAGATGAGCTTTGCCTTCACTATCCGTATAGGTGACGAATTTTCTCGGCTGATGGAACATCTTCTCGTACTTCTCGACGAACTCCGGCAAAAGCTCACCGAAATCATCCTCCGTGAGGCCTACAATCAGGAATGTTCCAACGACAATATCAATGGGGATACCATAAGGGCCGTCGAGCGTCCGGTTGAGTTTCTCCATGCAATCATCATGCAGCTTTCCTTCTTCGTTGCAAATCAATGCCACCTCATCGTCCCACGGGTAAACAGCCTGAATCGGGCCTTCCACCTCTTTCTGGAGCGATTCCAGAGAGCAGTCAATGTCGATCACTTCAGGGTAATGCTTTGGGCGAACCCTCAGAACTTTCATACTGTCAACCTCCCAAATTGCACATCAAAAAATATAAATCGAGCTGTTTCCTTAGAGCCGCCATTTGCGACGTGGGCACTCACCGACTGGGCATTCGACCAGGGACTGACCCCGGCACTCGAAAAATATCAATGATCAATAATATCTGTTGTACTTCCGGTTGGCTTTTGCACGAGCTTCCGTAACATCAGGGGGCTACGAAACCAAAGTTGATCACATAGCTCGGGATATTATACGAACGGGCAACCAGGTTTTCGATTGCACAGCCACGGAACGCCTTCTCCTCATCGTAGATCCCGATAAAGTAGTCTGCATCCGCCATCTTCTTGATGCTCTCACCAAGGTACCAGACTGCCTGATTCGCATCAGCCGGAGGATCATCAGAAATATAAGTCTGGATCACCTCCAGCTCCTCGCCAAACACAGCCTCAGCAATATGGTGCATTTGTTCCATGGTTGCCCGGATCTGTGCTTCAGTGCGCCCTTTCATCGGTGCGCTGATAAACAGTTTCTTCATACGCTTCACCTCAGAACGGAATTTCGGTGTTGTCGCTCGGCTCTGCCATGTCTGCTTCAGGAGCTGCAAACCGGGCATAGCGCTCTGCATACGGATCAGCATCCGCATCCTGCTCAACATACATCACATCCGCATACAGGCTGTACTCGCCGGGTGCGTTCCGCTTCTCGACAAGGTTTGCCTGGAGACAGACGTTCTTGACCCGGATAAAGTCCAGCTGACTGATCGTGTCCATGTTGCAGAGCAGGCGCTTGCCAGAAGTGGTGACCCAGTAGATATGCGGGGGCCACTTGGAGTCCATGTTGATCGTCACAGGCACGAAGTAGGTCGGAACGAACGGCTCGTCGTAGGTACGCTCAGGATTCGGATTGGTCTGACGAACCTTCACGCCGAGGTCCATGAGGTGATTCACCAGATCCATGGTCGGGATTACCACATTGACGCGGCGCTTGTCCGAGCCAAAGCGGTCACGGCTGGGATCACCGCTGAAGTTGGTGGTAAAGATAAAACGGGTGTCGTCAATATTGACTTTCTGGCGCTTGGTGTACATAAATATCAGTCTCCTTTTTACTTGTTGAATTCATTTTCCAGAATTTTCAGATCCGCCACGAGTGCTGTCAGGTGGAGAAGCGTACCAGACCGATTGTTGCTCGCGGCCGCGCTGAGGAACTTCTCAAAATCCTTATTTGCCTCAGAACTGTACTTTTTCAGCACATCCAGATCGACAGCTTTTCCGGCAGCAGGCTTCCCGGGATATTTCTTCCCGCTCTTCTTAACCCAATTTTGGATCTCCTTATAATAGCTGCCCTTGTTACCGCCGCAACGCTTTGCGATTGCCATGGCCAGCCCCTTCTCCGGGTCGAAAACATCCTTCTCGCTGCACTTCACAACGGTCTTGGAGCCATCCGACCAGTAAACGATCGTGGCCGGAGGAGCAAAAATCACATTCTTAATAACCGCTGCATTCATTGCCGTCGCCGCTTTTGCATGTGCGGTGTTCAACGTACCCGGGTAATAGGGTTTGTTAATGAAGCAATTATGTCCCTTATCCCAATAAATGTCATAAGACTTAAACTGGAACGTATGGCCTGTGTCCAGTGTAATCATCGTCTCCCCATCCACCGTTCTAACAACATCGGTAATGTTACCAATCACACGTTTGTTACTGTCACAAAGTTTGTTTGCCATAAAATATCACCTCACGTCAAAATTTCTTGCTGCTTCTTCCTGCGCATCGCTCCATGGAAGGTCAGGCGCAGTCCATGGAGCAACGCCGTCGTCGCCAACGAACCAGTTGAAGTCGCCGTACTTGGAGATCTCCTCAACTGCCTCATCGACTTCCCGGTTGAAATATCTTTTGTCGATATCCTCCTGCATCTGAAGCTGATAGACCGCCTCGCTTTCCAGCCAACGATAATCCTTTGCTCCGGTCACAGAAGCATATTTCCGTTCACCAGTATCCGTCAAGCCCGCTTCCCGCAGCAGCATAGCGCCGCCCTTTCCCGGCATGATCGGGCAGAACTGTCCCACGCGTCCCACAAAAATATAATTGTGTTCGCCTTCAGGCAGGTCCTCGTTCTTGTCGAGATAGATAGCGCCCTTGGAAACGGTCTTTGTCTCACAGAGGTCAGTGAACTCGATCTTCTCCTTGGAGAACAGGGTCTTGAACACATACGGCACCTGGAACTGTGTGCCCGTAGCCGTCCATTCGCCGCCTTCGTCCTTGCAGTCGCCCGGGATATAACCGTAAAGCGCCTCGCACTGGTCGGCAGCCATGTATTTCGCAATATAAACGGCATTGTTCACCAGACACATCCGCTCGTAGGTTGCCTCATGCTCGAACGTGTAGCCGTACTTCTTCGCAAAATCCATGCAGTACGCAATGATTTCCGGGGTCGCATCGGGGATCTTGATCGAATCCGTTTTGATATGCGCGACCTTAAAGCCGCGCTGCTGCACTTCGTCCTGCAAAGTGCGCATAAATAAAGCCCCTCGAAGCGCCACAATGTTGTTGACGTTCTTGGGGTTGCGGAACGGGTTGTCGAAGCTTGCACTGGTCAACCCGTAAACCGAATTGATGGCGATCTTCAACGCCTGCGCCAGAGCCTTTGCCTGCTGCGGATCATCGAGGTACTTTGCCAGTTTGCCGCCAAAGAGCCCCTTTGCCTTCTCGTACTCGCCGTGCTTGACGTAGATTCGTACATCCATCAGGTCGTTGAAATGCTTGGTGTACTCGCCAAAGTAGTTCATGGCAACAGCCGAATGCGGATGCAGCGACGCAACGTCCAGCAGGGCTACGTTCGTGTACATTCCTGGCTCAGCGTAGACATAACCACCCATGCCCAGGTCCGTGCCCCGGAACATGTTGTGGTACTTGCCGTCCTCACCTTTGGCCCACTCGTAACCGGGAAAGGCATTGATGATGTTGCAGTCCGTCAAAATATCAGGCTCGACTTCCACGATCGCATCGGATTTTCCCGTAGCAAGGTCTGTGTAGACCAGCCTGGGGTGCTTTTCCTTGCCGAAAATAATGCGTGTTGTCAGCGAGTTTGTCGTGTCGTTCACCGTCATGCCGGCAAGGTCTGCCAGAATCTCTCGTGCCACAAAGTCTGCCTGACGCTTTTTCGAGTAGAACAGGGTCTCGGTCGCGATCACATCGTTGTCGCAATACTCGGCCACCTTGTCCCACAGGCTCTTCGGCACCGGCTGATCCCAAGGAAGTCCCAGCTCCTGATGGTGGATGCCCAGCTCGATCTCGAACTTCTTCAGGCTCTGTTTTTTCGACGAGAAATCGTAAATATCAGTGTAGGACAGATTGTACGCCTCGCCAAAGAAGCCCGTGTGCTCGTTGATAATCCGGTTGGACAGCGCATAGATCTGCTCCACCGACATACCGATCATGCGGGCCCAAAGGATATGGTTGTCATACTTGCGGTTGTTGAAGCCGACCAGCCGATACTTTGTCAGGCTCTCGATCTCCTCCGGCGTAGGATTCACCATGCGGTGTACAGGCTCCTGCTTGGCAAACTTCCAGTTCACGAGCAGCAGATTCGGGAACACCTCCACGTCGAAAAATATCAATGGCGTTTCCTCCCCCGCAGGGGCCTCCCGCTGAATATCATCCTTCGATTTGAAGTGCATCTTTGCCACGATCTTCAGGCAGGTGTCCGCCTGGTTCGTACTGCTGGCGGCAAAGCCCAGGATCGCATTCCGCATGTCGTCCACGTTGTAAACGACATTGCCTTCGTAGGCTTCGTCCATGATGTGCGCAATAAAGTCAATGCTGGGCTTCGTATAGGGGCTGATCTCCTTGGCAAGGGCTTTCTTGATGAGGATACGCAGGTGCCGCTCATCCTGGATCTGCTTTGTATCAACCATTTTCGTTTCTCCCTTCAGTGGCAGGCCGCTGCTGATGGTCGCAACCGGAATATCATTGCATTTCGACAGTTTTCTCCGCAGAGAGGACTTCCCCGTGAACACCTTGACTTCGATGTTCTCGTCGTAGATCCTGCTCAGCTTCGTTGCATCGCCGGTGTAAATATAATGCAGGTGGATGCCCGCACCAGATTTACTCAGCTCCGCATAGGTCAGGGGCCATTTGGAAGCAGCTTCCAGGTTGCGCTCGAAGCTCTTTTTTCCATCCGGCCCGGGAATATCAAAGTCGATGACAATGTGATTCTCCGGAACTTTCACGTAGTGCAGTCTCGAAGCATCCAGTTCGGCCAATTTTGACTTGACATTCTCCCATTTTTGCATCGGAATGCCATCGTCTGTCGCATATTGTGCAGGGCAGTCCTTGCAAATATCATTGAAGAGAGAATGCTGCTCCTTGAACTCGATCCATGACGTTTCCGGCTCGGCAGTGGGTTCTTCTGCCTTCACAGGTTCGTCAAGGAACTCTTTGAATTTCTCCGCTTTGAACCCGCTGTAGTAGCTCCGCACCCGCTCGCCGTTCACGGTCTCCGCGCGTTCCTTGTACTCCTCGAAGTAGTTCATCAGCTCTTCCCGGAACGCACGGCGCGAGTATGGGTACGCTACCTTTGCCTCGTCATTGTAGGTGTTGTACATCGCCCAGGCCCGCTTCAGGGATACACCGTCCTCCTTCTTGAAAATATAAAAGGAATCCAGCATGAAGTTGTAAAAGTCGTTCGATGCACCAAGCATACGGGTCGGAATATAATCATCGTAGAGATGTTTGTTCTGCTCGTACACCTCCTTGCAGTGCCATGCGATGCCACCCAGCTCAAAGTCCACCTTCGCTACAAGGTCACGGTACTTTTTTGCAGGGATCTTTTCGCCGGTAGGTTCCACATCGATCAGTCGTCGGATCAGGCCCGATTTTGCATCCGTGATCTTAACGGGCTTGTTGGTGCCCAGAAACATGAAACACTTGAACTGGCTGGAATACTGGCTACGGAACTTCTCGTTCACCAGCATGGTCTCGTGGGATACCAGCGAGTTCAGCCGGGTGTTGTCCTCGATGCGGGAAAGGTCACCGTCGTGCTGGATCGCGATCAGCGGGTTCGATTTGAACGCCTCCAGCGCAAACGCATTAGACGATGACCCCAGCACTTTGGAGTCGAACACCGACCAGTACCCATCGAAAAGTTTCTGGACGATGTTCAGCACGGTCGATTTACCGCTGCCGGGTGGGCCATAGAGCACGAGGAACTTCTGGATCTTTCGGGAATCGCCGTTCACGATCGCGCCAACCGCCCATTCGATCTTCTTTCGCTCCTCGGGAGAATATAAGGTAGTCATCAGCTCGTCGTAGGCGCTGATGTTCCCCTCCTCCAGAAGATACGGCAGCCGCTTCGAGGCATAGCTTTCCTTCTTGACCGGGGTGTTCGCAAATATCAATGTATCGTCAAGGGTGTGGTAGTTGTCCCGCATCTGACGCTGACAGTATTTGTGCCAGTTGTCGATCATCCCGCTCTCCGCGTCCCACATGTGCAGAACACGGTAGCTGTCATTGAAGACCTGCTTGTGCTCCTCCGCGTAAATATCCAGCGCGTGGTCGATCATCTGGAGCGCATCCTGTTCGTCTGTGCTCCAAAGCCCCCGCTCTTCCATCCAGACCGCGTAAAAATCAGAACCCCGGATCATCAGGTCTTTCGACTTCTTGATGATGAATTTGGGATAAATTTCGATTGTCCCGCGTTTTCCCGTCCGCGTTGCAATCATCAGGAAATCAATCATTTGTAACTGACTTCCTCCTTTCTCCGAGGTTTTTATACGTCTTTCTCTTTCTGGAGGGTCATCTGGGCCAGCGCTGCCTCTGCCTCGCGGGCACGTTCATCGGCTTCCTTGCGCTGCTTTTCCGCCTCGTTCACCATCTTGCAGGAGACAAAGCCAAACCACAGCAGACCAGCGATGAGAATGTTCTTCCGGATGCATTTGCCCTTCATGCGGCGGATGGTGTGATTGGCCACTTCCAGTGCAGCCTTGCTGTTGCTCAGGTCGATCAAAATATCAGTCAGTTCCATTGTCAATTTTCCTCCAGTAATTCGGGTCAGCCAGGATCAGCCGACCAATGTTATTCTCGTCTCGACACGCCGTGATTCGCAGCATCACATGGGAATCGTCGAGTATCTTCTCAACGAATCCTTCCATAGGGATGCAGATTTTTGATACATATGTCATCAAAACTCATTCTCATTCAACCAGTTCATCAACTGGTACCAAATATCAATGGTACGCATGTCGATGGATGTACGGGTAATCGTAAAGAGACCGCCAGCACCGTTCGGCTGGTAGCCCCGATCCATAAACCGGGCCAGGATCGGTTCCGCGCGTTCTTCGCTGAAGCGGGTATCGTCCATGGCAGCCAGACCCAGGCTGACGACCATGCTCCAGAACCACTGCCCCACACGGTTGCCCATGCTGCGGTCTTCCATGATGTGTTCCTCGATGCGAATCGCCAGCGCCACCATCATCTCCAGCATAGAGCAGGGTACGCCCTGAAATACCGCATCGATCTTTCCGTACGGAATATTATTCTCCGATGCAAAGCGGTACCGCAGATTGATGCCGTCCGTTGCCCGGCAGACATCCATTTCGCACGCCGGAATATAATCCCGGTTAAAAAGATACATCAGTAAGCGGTGAAAGCTGAGGTTCCGGGGTTCCCATTCGCCGCAGACGATCTTGTAGAGCCAGTCATAATACTGCTCCGTCTCCCTCATAAAGTTCATTCATCCTCCTCATCGTCGTGGTTGCCGGGCCAGTTCTCCCGAACCCGGAGAATCTCGTAGTCCTTGTGGTAGTTGTGGTTACGGACATGAACAGCGCTCAGTGCGAACTCGCCCATGCGGTTCAGCGCCTCGTTGCCGATGATCTTCGGAATATCATCTTCGTCCACGGGCTGATTCTCCGCATCGAACGCCAGCGTTCCATCCGCGTAGTAGGTCAGGAAGGAAGTCTCGTAGTCGTCCAGCTCACCAAGCTGATCCGGCTCAATGACTTCGATGGCCTCATGCACCACCTCATCTTCCGGGTCAGATTCGGTACGGTACTTTCCGGCCAGCTGTTCAAAGCTCTTCTGGGTCGCCCTTTCTTCGATGGTCTTGTCCATATCGGCTTCCTTCTGCCGCAGATTCTCACGCTCGGCCTCATACCGTTTGCCGTAATAGGTCTCGTATTTCTTCTCGAAAACGGTGTGCATCACAAGGGCACCTGCCCCAAAGCCTGCTGCAAAGAGCAGAATATCACGCACGGTCTTGTTCATTGTCGATGTCTCCTTTGATTGTCATCATGGTAAACGCCAGCCCGCCAAAGAAAAGGGAGACACTCATCAGAATGCCTCCCACCATGTGGCGCTTGCGTTTGGTATCGGTCAGATAGTCCAGAAACAGGAAAGTGCTTTCCAAAGTTTCCATCGTTCCACCTCACTCAGAAAGAACCGCCAGACCAGAGACGAAGCAGACTCCGGCCATGGCAGCAAACAGGTAAGACAGTCTCTTAACGAATCTGGTCATAGCGTATTCCTCCAAAATATCAGTCTCAGATCTTATCGATGATGGGCCCGTCGCAGTTGAACCGCAGCATCACCGAGCGCTCCCCGCCGTTGATAAAGCTGTTCAGCGCATCGTCGCCCTTGACGTAGTTGGTCACACCGAAATCCACGTGGTTCTGTCGGGTCGTGTCGTTCGGGTCATAGATCCAGCCCACGATCTGGCCTTCCGGGGTCTTCAGGGTCACACCACCGTGGGTGCCCAGAGATGCCAGAACGTCATTCAGGAACAGGTGACCCTGGGTGCGCAGACGCTTGTTTGCCGCCTGCTCCATCAGGAACAGGTAGTTGCGGTTCAGCATATTGTCGGGCTGCCAGGTGTCCACAGTCTCGTCAAAGATGCAGGTATAGGGGCTGGTGTGCTGCATGGCGATGTCCTTGTATTCCTTGATGGTCTCCTCCACGCCCTGCTCGTTGGTGCTCTTGCTCTCGAGCTCCACAGCCTTGATGTTGTGCTCCAGCTCCTCCTGAACACGGCTGCCAAAGCGGTCGGATACACGGCTCTTGTATTCCTCAAAGGCCTTGTCCAGAGCAATATAAGCCGCGGTCAGGCTCGCATTGCGCTTGGACATGATATGGTGGGAACCGAACATGCAGCCCAGAGATACCGCACCCAGGGTGACCGCAGGTGCATACACCTTTGCCAGCTTCAGGCCGGTCTTGACGTAGGTGGTCGTAATATCGCTCTTGTAATCATTCTCGGTGTAGGTCTCGCCCTCGCTCAGCTGGATCTCACCGCTCTCGATCTGCTGCTTGGTCGTGTGGATGCTCTCGACCTGAGCATTGTGCTCGGTCAGAATATCCTGTGCCTTGATGGTCGCCTTGCAGGCCAGCACGGTAGCAGTCACACCACCAATGGCAGCGCCAACGATCATAATGGTGGGGCTTGCCTTCTTCAGCTTGTAGCCGCACTTGGATGCAGTACGGGTCATCTTTTCCATGATTTCGGTTTTGTCGATCTTTTTCAGGAACTTCATAAATATCAATCCTTTCTTATTGTTCAGCGCAGTGGTACAGGGCGAGGCAGCATCAGGCGATATCCGCCCGGGATGCCCTTGATGAACGCCCCGTCAAGGTTGTACCAGCCGTAATTGTAATCGGTGCTCTCGTTGGAAACGCCCATCAGATCCCACAGGTCACCCACAGAAACCTGACCGTACTGGCGAATCGCATCATACATCTGGGCAAGCGTGTCGTCTGCATCCCCGCGGAACTCAAAGTCCAGGTTCTGCAAGCTGCGTCCTACGGCCCGGTTCGGATTTCCCTGCCGGTTGCCGGAGCCGCCCTGATAGTAGGTGTCGTAGCTGTTCCGCTGGGTGCGGGAGCTGGAGTAGTTGCTCGAAGAGCCGCGGGAACGGTCCTCGCCAAACAGCGCAATGCTGACCGCCGAGTTGAAAATGCTCCACAGACCGTTCTTCAGCATGGGCAGCAGATAGTCCACCACGATGCGGTTCTTCACGGTCTTGAGGTCCTCGGCCAGGAACTCGTTGGCGATCTTCTGGATATCGTTCTGTTCCTTGAGGGTCACTTTTCCCTTGACGACCTTCTGGAACTTCTTCTGGGGTTCTGCGGCAGGCTGCTGTCCGATGCTGCTCTTCGGCATATTTACTTGTGCCATGTTGTCATCCTTTCAAAAACAAAAAAGTAAGAGCCGCAGATTTCTCCACGGCTCTCGCCTTACCTAACATTACTTCTCTTCAGAAGTTTCCTTAACGTCCTCGACAGGAACATTCTCCTGTGCAGAATCGGCCTCCTCGATCTTCCAGGGCTTCTGCCAGACGATCTTCTTCTTGGTCTTCGGCTTCTCCTCGTCCTTGCTCTGCTTCTTGGCCTTGTGCTTCCGGTACAGTCCGTATCCAACGGCTGCAACCAGACCCACAGCACCAACAGCGAGACCAAAGCCCGAGCCGTTGCTCGAAGTTTCCTCGTTATCGATCATCTGAACATTCTCCTCCGGAACGACCTCAACAGAAGTCTCGTTCTCCATAGTAGTTTCGTTCATGTTCGTCATTTCGTCCATTTTTGTTACCTCTTTCTTAAATATAAGTTTATAATGTCGGAGTATTACCTCCATAAAGGAAGCTGAATTTTTCGCGCCGGGTCAAATATCAATAGCCGCCCAGCCACTTCGGAGGCGTGTGATACTCCAGCGTCAGGCAGGGCATTCCGTCCTCGTCCAGCCGGGACGCATAGAAAATATCAACGTTAAGCCCCGAATCCGTGTCCCAGCCCAGCAGGTCACCGTTGACGCAGTGGTCGATGCCCAGATAGTCGAACAGATCATTCTCGCTCACCCGGAAGTCACTGAGCAGCTGTTTGTTGACCCCATTGACGGCCTTTTCGATCATGGCCTTGGTCGTCCAGAAGTAGGTATTGGTCAGGCTTTCCCAGCACTTCACCCGCTGGTCGTAGGAAACATCGGTCGCAGCAAGGTTCTTGGCAGGCTGGATGGTTGCCGGTTCGGGGCACTTGGCCATCTTTTCCAGTGCAATGGTCTCCCGGATCTCCTGTTCTTTTTCCGGGCCGATGGCCTCCAGCACCTTGTCCTGATAGGTCTTGAGCGCGCTCTCAGAAAGGGTGCACGCCGCGGCCAGTGCAGCATTCCGCCGCTCGTCCACATGGACTGCACCAATGACACAGCCCGCAGACAGCACCATGCTCAGTGCAGTCGGCACGTACACCGGGCCCGCCGTCTTGACAATGGTCTTCACGTCCAGCTTTTCCACGCCCAGCTCCTGCTTTTTCTCGTCCAGCAGGATCATGGCCTTGGGGGTGGCCGTCACTGCAAAATAGACCGCCGTGATGCTTCCCGTGATCGCCAGACCTCCAAGGATCTTGGATGCGTTTTTGCCTGCGCTCCTGCGCACTGCCTTTGCAAATGTTTTCAGGTTCATGTTCGCACCTCCAAAAATTTATAAAAAAGAAAGAGCCTACGATTTCTCGTAAGCTCTCGCCTTTCAGATATGCCCGTGCTGCTTCAAATTCTCGAAGCGAATTTCTGTTTCACGCTGATCATCGCGCTCCAGTTGGATCTGGTAACGGATATACTCGTACAGTCTGGTCGGCTGCTTCTTCAGATAGTGATACAGCCCTGTAAAGCCGTATCCTACTGAACGTGCAACTGCCTTCAGCCTGCGTACCATTGCCTTGTCCATCTTTGCATAATAGTCGTGATCGTACATAAATGTCAATCTCCTTCGTTTGTCAGTTTGGATATCTCTTCCATAAGGGGGACTGTATTTTTCGCGTTTACAGGCTCTTTTCTGTAAGCTGGCGCTGAACCTCCTCCCGCACCATGTCCTGCATTTCCTCTTCGCTGCGCTGCTCCTCGATCAGGTCGTGGCCAAAGCTCAGGATCGCGCTTGCAGCCATCATGGCCACGGATGCAACTTTCCACCAATTGATCTTCTTCATATTCATTCTCCTTTTCAAAATTCAAAATGGTTCCCGTCTGGTCGGGTCATAATCCAGATACTCTTTGATCGGCTCCTGGAATGCTGTCACATAGTACACTTCCAATCCATCATCCGTTGTCTGCCGGGCATAGTTGAAGTCGATCCAGTAATATTCCCACTCGTTGCTCAGATACTCCGCGCACCAGCCCAACATATCTCCTTCCGGTATAAAGTCCAGTCCGGGCAGGAAGGAGTAGAAGTCATTCAGCGAGACTTCTCCATTCAACGCAAAGTTCCGGTTCACGTTGTAGAAGGCATCCATCAGCTCCGTTTCCGTTGCATGGAAATATCTTTTTGAGATAGGCTCGTAGCAGAGCAGCTTTTCTTCGTCTGTGCCTGCCGGGGCGGGGGTCTCCAGAACATCCTGCGTGTCCTTGTAAATATCTTTTTCTTCTTCCACGCCGATTTGCTCTGCTACCTGCCTGCGGTACTCCTGATAGGTCTTTCCCAGCGCCATGTACGCTGCCGTCAGACTTGCGATCTGCTTCTTGTTCAGCGCATTGGAGCCCAGGATGCAGGCAATGGTACCTCCGCCCAGAATTGCCGCTGGAATATACGCTTTCCAGCAGACTTTAGCAATGCCCTTCTTCGTCAACGACTCCTCCACAATGCCCTGTTCATCTTCGTTGTATTTTCGTAAAGCCTCGTCTACTTCGAGAAGATGCTTTGCCTTCGTAGTCGCCCGCCCGGTCTCGATGGCCGTTGCTACCACACCTACAGATGCCGCCACCGCCAGAATGGTGCCACCGTGCTTGCGCAGAAATCGTGCGCACGTTTTCGTCAGTTTCATTGTTCAACCTCCAAATTTCAAAAGCAGAAGTTTATCTCTTCCGGAATCGGCCAACAGTCATCATCGCCTTCTTCCTCGGGGATGTAGCTGTCACCACTTATGGTGAATTCACCATTTTTAAGCTTGTTCATCATAATAACTGTTCCGTCGTTACTTTCTTGTATAAGCCGCAGTTCCTCCTCGGTTAATTCCATATGCACACCAAGGCGCATCCATACAGATTTCTTTACAGCACTCATAATGTTCAACCTCCATAAAAATTAAGAGCCGCGGATTTCTCCACGGCTCTAGCTTTAATGATTAGCTCGTATTAACGTTCCATAAAGTTCGTATCTATTAAATCATATTCCACATCATGGTCGTTGGAATTGCCGATAAATATCGAAAACGCCTTATCAAGGTCGGTAAAGTCGCACACTGCAATTTCATTATTTTTGAATGCAGGTGAGCCAACCAGTGCCTCGCACATGCGATCACGAAATTTAGCCATTTCCTCAGGATTTTTGCATTTGATGTTCAAAACGATCATAGTTTCGTACCTCCAAAATATAATTCTGAGACTAACCATCTCATAAAGCATCGAGAAATTTTCGCGTCAGATCACATCAGCTTTCTTGAGAATATCCATCAGCTGCGGCTTGGTCATCTCTGCGTCCAACTCCAGATGCACCTTCAGCTTCTGCTCTTTTTCGCTCCAGTTCGCCTGCACCTCACCCAGCTGCACCTCTGTGCCGGGCAACTGCTTTTTCAGTATCTTGTTGATGACCTGCGAGATGATGCGGCGCAGAAAACTCGACCGGATCAGCATAATGTCCTCCATAATGTTCAACCTCCAAAAATAAAAATGAAAAAAGAGAGTGGAGATCGAATCCACACCTCCACAATGAAGTGGCGCTCTACCATTTGAGCTATCTCTTCCATAAGGGAACATGAATTTTTCGCTGCTTGATAAAAAGATAAGAGGGCGTGATCTTTCAGATTTTGTCCTCTTCCAGATTGCTCTCTTCGTCTTTTGTATCAACCCAATTGTTCAGTTTGCTCATCTGATAATACGCCCATCCGCACAATGCCAAGCTAATGCTTGCACATGCGGCGCAGTATTTGAAATAAGCCCCATAAGTAATAGGTTTGTTCATAAAGTTCTTAATAGCTTTCATCATAGTAATTTCTCCTTTCAATGTAAGCCCTCTTACCTCCATAATAGAAGCTGTATTTTTCGCGCCGAAAAGAAAGAGCCCATGCTTTCGCATAAGCCCTTCTCCGGGTCGGCCCAACTCAAGTTGTGTTCAACCGGTCTATCGTCAAATATCAGTCTTTCGACGGCCGGAATGCCCGACACAACAGCCATACAATAACGGTTACAATCGCCATTGCAATTGCTGTCATGATCATCTGCCCAACCGTAATCGAATAATTCCAAATTTTCTTAAAAATAGATTCGTTCATATTACATTCTCCTTTTCTTGGGCCTTTGTCCCATAAAGCACGGAGAATTTTTCGCGCCTAGATCAAACTCCGGTCAAACACGGTTTCCCAACGTTCTTTTTTCAGTGGTTTCATGCGCAGTGCCCACATGATCTGCCGTACGGTCACAGTCGGGTATTCGCCCTTTGCGTTTTTCTTCCTGGCGTGGCTGTCAAAATACTGTCGGAACCCTTCATGCAGATAGATCTTGTCGGTCAGCCAGGGGTCAATGGCGCTCCAGTAAGTGGCCTTGGTTTTCTCGTTGTAGCGCTGCTGGATCACGCATAGGCCTTTTCCCTGTTCCCGGTAGAGCGTGCAGACACGGTACACCGGATGATTGCACCGGTAAACGCTCCCGTAGTAGCTCGTCCACTCTTTTGGTGGTATGTCGTGATATCTCATAAAAATAAAGAGAGCCCGCAGCTTTCGCCACGAACCCTCTCGGTTCCTCCTTTACTTTCTGTCCGTAAAGCCTCTCTTGATCTCATGGAGACCATCGTTCATTGCTCTGGAAAGCGGCGCTACACCGCCAGCCTCGCAGATCGACCAGTATACCGTCGTACCAATCGTTCCGAGAAACGTCAGGCAGCTGATGCCAAACTTTGCCCACTCAATGCGCCGTGCCTTGGCAGCCTTCTCCTGATCGTTGATGACCTCCTGGCCCTTCCGCCGTTCCTCATCCTCTTTCAGGTTCTGGTTGCTCTCCTGCTCGTCGCTCTTGAGCTGCATGTCGTACAGCTGCAATGCCATCTTCGCCGTGTTCGTGTACTCTTCCGTACCCGGTTTCAAGTCCTTGAGACTTTCCAGCGATTGCTTTGCCGCTTCCTTCAGCAATTCCTTGTTTTCGTAGTTTTCCATTTTGATTTTTCTCCTTTACAAAGTAATTAGAGTTTCCTCCATTAAGCACCATGTTTTTCTCGCGTCAGGTCCAGTTTGTGCACCCGCAGCATGATGTACTTGTCGCCTTCAAAATTCTTCACCTCCTCGTCCAGGCTCAGGCTCAGGCTCAGGTAGGGCCAGTCGGGGGAATCCTCCTCGCCGATCAGCAGCTCGCCCACTTCGTAAATATCACGGTAATGGAACCAGCGGTAGAGCGCCATCCCGAAGAGCAGCCCCAGAACGATAGCAACGAATAGCACAGCATAGTAGATGTACAGCATTTTGAAAATCTCCTTTTAATAATGTAGTGGATAAAACGGTCTTCTGCGTGATGAAAAAATAAAAGAGCCTACGATTTCTCGTAAGCTCTCTACGCCTTAGATGTCGTTGCGAATCAGAAACAGGTCATTTCTACTTCGAGTTGCTCTCACAATTCCGTTCGCACGAAGCAACGCGATCGCATTGGCATAAGCCGAACGTGCATTCCTAGCATTCTTATACTCGTCTGTATTCACATACATAACTTTCTGATTACTTTCGATAACCACGCGGACCTTGTCCATTGCGTTCACATAGCCTCTGTCGTAATTTGTTTTTTACTCGGTAGCTCATAGTTTCAATCTCCTTTATTCATATTCGGAAGACATCCTTCCATAAAGCACAGGGAAAATTTCGCGTTGCTTCGTTACGGCCTATTCTAAAATAGAAAAAAGAAAAGAGCGCATGTTTCCATACGCCCGTTTTCCGGTCAGAATCCATCAGCGGATACCACACCGAACATTGTTCAGCATGAGGAGTTCTTCGCCCTCATTCCAGCCCGCATACTTGTCGTTATACGACTCGTTAAATGCGGCCATAATAGAGTTCATCATTTCCTCAAAGCCCTTCACAATATTCTCCAGCATAGTAAATACCTCCTAAAATTGTTTATTTCTTTCCATAATAGAAGGTGAAATTTTCGCGTCTGCGTAAAAAATAAGAGCCTGTGTTTCCACAAGCTCCATTTTGATCAGTGTTTCTTTTTTGTTCTGCTTTTCACCTCGTTTGTCTTTGCTCCGATCAGCTTTGCCAGTCTGACCAGAATCACAACGATCAAGATCCAGATAATCAAGTTAAACATATCAACATACCACCTTTCATAAAGGCAGCTGTATTTTTCGCGTCCAGATAAAAAGAAAGAGCCGCAGATTTCTCCACGGCTCTCGCCTTTATAAAACGATGTAGTTCGTCGGTTTGGTTACATGCTCGATGATTCCTGCTTTCTTCAGCAGCTCAAAGTCTCGTGCAATGCCGCCCAAGTCATAGTTTTCGAGCCTGAGCTGATACTCGCATTTCTTATGATCCTTATCACCACAGCTTCCCAGCTTGTCTACCAGTGAATCAATGATTCGACTGTCAACATCGCAGTTTCTGCGGATGACTTCTCTCATAAGATCGCGACGATCAGTCATATCGTCAACACCCTTCACGTCAATGTACATAATAGTCTTTTTTGCCTTAAACATAGTAAAATCTCCTTTACATAATCAAATTTTCGTGAACTTTCGTCCATAAAGGAGCCTGTATTTTTCGTGTCATGCCCGCTCCCGGCTGAGTATCCAGAAGAACTTGCGATAGAGGTTATAGTACATCTCCGATCCGCAAGGGCAGCCCCTGGCCCGAAGATTATTATAGGAGAACCCTTCTGTCACACCCTTCAATAGGTATGATCCAACCGCTGGCTCTTTTAACTCGGCAATACAACTGTCAATCAGTTCAATGCGCTGCGAATAGTATGCTCGTACAATGGCACAGCGTTCGGTCGGGTTAGAAGGGATGTTTCCTCTTACGATGCCGCCAATGTCATCTCCATGCGCTTCCCAACCGCTCGCCAGTGCAATGTTCTTTTTCCACTCAGGGTATTGGAAGCAAAAATGTTTCAATTCGTAGTATCGATGCCGAGATAAATGATACGGGTTCTTCTCGGAAAGTTCTGGTTTCTCGTGTCGCATCACTTTCCCTCCCATACATAACCGGTCTGCGCGTATAGGAGCTTGGGTGAAATATAGTAGCTGATTCTCCCGTATTTTGAATCCATCTGTTTGATATCGGTTATCTTCTCTCCATTCCTCGTAGCTTCACCAATGGGGAGCCATCCTGCAATAATTCCTGCTCTTACCCACGATGGATCTCTTCCATACACTTTTGCGGCCACTCGTACCGGGACACTTCCGGCTCCAAATACAGTCTGTTCCATTTCGTTTAACTCCTTTTTGATTTTTACCAAGCTCATTTCCACATCTTGGTACTAAAAGGATGTTACTGGAAGAAACGGGAGTCTGCGTCATGCTTTTAATTTTTTCATGTATGAACCATTGACAGCCAGCAGAATATCGTTTAACCTAGAATAGCTTTCCAAATAGAAAAAGCCCGGTTTTCCGAGCTTTTTGTGCAATATTCTGTTTAATGTACGAAATATAGCACATTCATCATGCTATACTGAGAAAAAAGAAAGGATGCGATAATAATGTTGATCACCTGCCCGGAGTGCAATCTTCAGGCCAGCGATAAAGCCATCTCCTGCCCTCACTGCGGATATCCTCTTCGTGCGGAACCCTCCCAAACTGTCGTTGCCCCCAAAACCAGAAAGCATAATCGCCGTAGACGCTTACCAAACGGATTCGGCCAAATTACAGAGATCAAGAATGGTAACTTACGGAAACCCTTTCGCGTAATGGTAACCGTTGGAAAGAACGAAGAAGGCCGTCCTATCTGTAAGTCATTAAGACCGCAAGCCTATTTTGCTACCTACAACGAAGCCTATCAAGCTTTGCTGGATTTTCGTCGTAATCCGTTTGATCTTGGCAACTCTGTAACACTTAAAGACTTGTATGAGAGGTGGTATGAAACCCGCGTAGGCAAGGTCAGTCGTTTCACTCTCGCTCGGTATCGCACATCGTGGGATTATTCCTCGTCCATCCAGAATAAGCGAGTTTGTGAAATCAGAATTTCTGATTTGCGGAACTGTATCGAAAACGGTGTCATTCTGTATGCCGGTAAAGAGCGCCACCCTGAAAATAATGCTAAGGATTCAATTAAAACACTTTACAATAACCTGTTTGATTATGCCGTTGCCTGCGGAATCATCGATAAAAATCCCGCCAGACAATTTACGATCGATTCCGGGTATGTCCGAAAGCCAAATAGTCATATTCCATATTCAGATGAAGAAATCGAAATTCTGTGGAATAGTCTCGATAAGAGCCCTATTGTTGATATGATTCTGATTCAGTGCTATTCCGGATGGCGGCCTGGCGAACTATGTGACCTTCTGGTTGCTAACGTAGATCTGGAGCATAGGACCTTCACTGGTGGTAAGAAAACAAAAGCGGGAACAAACCGGACGGTTCCGATTCATTCCCGCATTTATGATCTTATTCAGGCCCGTTACGAAAAAGCCCTCAAAATCAATTCGCCATATTTATTTAATCATATGTCTAAAGGTAAAAATGCCCATACCAACTACGCTTCGTTCGAGGCCAGACTCCTTGTCACTGTTAAAGAACTCAACTTAAATCCTGCACATACTGGACACGACGGACGTGTACATTTTGTTACATCCGCAAAGAAAGCTGAAGTTGACGAGTACGCTTTGAAACGCATAATCGGGCACTATATTTCCGACCTCACCGAACGTGTCTATACAGCTCGCAGTACCGACTGGCTACAAAAAGAAATCCAAAAAATCCCTTAATGGCTGTCGATTCATGTATGATCAGTGTACGAATCGCTCAATTTCAGGGCATTTTCTTTGCACTTTTGAAGCCTTCGTTGAGCTTAATTTAGCGTATCAACGTTCATCTGCATCCAATTCTCAGATAGAAATGGTGTTGCACAAAAGATCATCTCCTTAGCTTGCGCCAGACCGGCGTACCCAGCCGCACGGTGCGGGTGGTGCTGTCGCTCTGGCTTTGGGTGATGACATCGGCCACCCGGACGGTGGCCTTGTAGCCCAGCTCCGGGATGGTGCAGTGGGCCACGTCGCCGGGGGAAAGGCCCTCGGCATCGATGGTCAGCTCAATGGAGCCGGTGCGCAGCTGTTCCAGCAGTTTGTTGGTGCCCCGGGCCATGAGCCGCTCGAGGTAGGCTTCGCTCTTGTTGGTCTCGCCCTTTTCCTCGTCCGGCTGCACATCCCGTGCATCCACATAGAGCTCCCGCCGGTCGGCCCCGGTGGCATCGGTCAGGCCCACGGTCACGGTGGCCCGGTTCTCGCCCTCGCCAGCACCCTGCACGATGGCAATGTTGGCATAGTCGCTGTCACCAAAGGCCCACGCGGCCTGCTGCAGGTTGCCCCATTTTGTGCTGAACCTGTTGTTGGGGTCGGCGGTGGGCCGGTAGACCTCGAACAGCAGCTTCTTATCTGCGTTCTTGCCTGCCAGCCGCACCCGGAAGCCCAGATCACAGGCCGCACCGATGGTCATCAGGTAGTCCATGATGCTGCCGCCGGAGGTCTGGGCGGTGTAGGTGGTGTCGAAGCCCACAGCAGCACCCAGCTCCAGCTTGGGCCACGGCTGCATTGCGCTGACCAGTCTGCGCATGGCCTGTTCCGCGTTCTCGTTCTTCACGATGCTGGTACCGGCCCGCTTGGTGAAGATCCACGTTCCCGGGAAACCGGTGACCACCAGATTGCTGTCCTGATTCTCGTTGCTCCGGTGGCAGATGCGCATGGGCACGTCGCTGTCACTGCGGCGCAGCCAGCGGCCCTCCCGGAGCAGGGAAAGGTTCTCCTCGGTGGGCCGCACTTCCAGCGTCATGCTCCCCTCGGTGTTGTAGGGCTCGTCCCAGTAAAGGCTCACCCATACCTCCACCCGGCCCAGCCGGGCGAGGGTCAGCTCGTCCAAAACGTCCAGTGTCACGAGATCACCTCCGGCAGAATGCCCGAAACCATGGGATAAAAGCGCACCGTCACCTGCAGGCTGGTCTCGCCGCTGTCGGCGGTGGCCTTGAGCAGGTTGTCTCCCGGGGCCAGCTCCAGCAGGTCGCTGTCCTCATCCAGCAGGGCGAAAATGTTCTCCTCCGTGCCGTCCTCCGTCCGCTTGACTGCCAGCTTGTCGGTGGTGGTGCGGTAGATCTCGATGACCTGCCCGGGGGTCAGGGTGGTCAGGATGCGGATGCTCTGGCCGGTGACGATGTTCAGCACGGTGGGGTTGACCACAGCGCCGTCGCTCTTGAGGGTGGCCGTGAAGGGCACTGCCAGTGCCCCGGGGTTGACCGCGTTCAGCCAGCCGACGGAGGTGCGCACGCCGAACCGATGGGGCGTGCTGTAATTGATGGGTAGCCTGAAGCTGGGCACAAAGCCGTTGATGCAGAAGCTCTGAGCCTGCAAGTTGTACCAGAAGGGCTTGGGGCAGAAGAGCATGAAATCCAGCACCGGGTAGGGGTGGATGCTCTTCGTGTAGGGGGTCTTGGAAAGCACAAAACGGCAGAAGAATTTATCCACAAGATACATTGTGCCGCTGGTGAAATAGGGCAGCTTTTCCAGCAGTAATTCCGCATCCGCATCGCCGTGGGAGCTGTGGCAGTGGATGATGAGCTCACGGCTCACCCCGGCCACGCTCTGGCGCTCCACGCTCACGCCCACCTGGTTCACGCCCTGTGCGGTCTGCACGTCCACGTCTACGCCATTGATGGGGTCGAGGGAGTAGGGCGTGCCGTAAGCCCACCCGATGTCGAGAGTGGCCCCGGCATCCGTGACCAGCTGCAAATGGTCTTTTCTGAATGGCATTGTGGAGCCCTCCTTTCATCGTTTCTGGGCCTTGGCCCGGTCGGCTTCCCAGCGTGCTTCCCGCTGGAGATCTGCCGCCGTCTGGGCCTTGGAGTAGATATACTGGTTGACCGTGGTGTCGCCCTCCCGGTGGTAGTTGTTGGCGGCTGCGGCCACCTGTGCCGTGCCGGAAGCGGCCACAGACCGGCTGATGGCCATGTTGTCCGATAGCACCAGAGAATCGGCTTGCCGCACCATCTCGGCCAGCTTGCTGTTTGCGGCCAGCAGGGCCTCGGTGTTGGCCTCCACAGCGTCGGTCAGGTCTTTGTCCGGGGTGGGGGCCGTCGGTGTGGTGGAGCCGGTGTTTGTGCCTGTGGTGGTCTTGGTGATGTCATCCAGACTGCGCTCCACCTTGGTCTGGATGCCGTCCACATAGGTGGTCACGGTCTTGTAGGAGCGCTCCACGCCGTCCACCAGTTTGGTACCTGCCTCGGTGACGGTCTTGGTCACCCGCTGGGTGATCTTGCCGGTCTCATCCTGCAGCTTCTCGGTGAGCACCTTGGTGGTCACGGTGCTGCCGTCGGCATTGGTGGTCTTGCTGGTGTCGGTCATGCTCTCGATGACCTTCTGAGAGCTGGCGGAGGTGCCGGAGGTGCCGGAGCTGCTGGGGTTGTTGATGGCCTCCTGCTGTTTCTTCCGCGCCTCCTGCCGGGCCTTGCGGTCGGCGGCAATTTGGTTGGCAAAGTTCCAGGCTGGATTGCTGATGTAATCCACATGGTCGCCCCAGAGCCACGCCACGGAGTTATACAGGCCGATGAGGCCGTTGATGAGGATGACAAAGCCCTCGATGCCCGCCGCCACGATGCGCATCAGGCCCTCGAAGATGTAGCTCATAAAGTCCTCAACGCCCGCCCAGACATTCTGGAAAGCGTTGGCCACATCCGCGTTTTTGCCGGAAAAGCTCAACAGGGCACCCACCAACATCCCGATGAGGGAGATGACGAAGAGGATGGGGTTTGCGTCCATGGCGGTGTTCAGGGCGATCTGGCTCGTGGTTGCGCTGGCTGCGGCGGGCACGAACTGCGCCACCAGACCCATGGCCATTTGGCTCAGGTTCCCGAACACGCCGGAAAGGGCGCTGCTCAGCTGGTTCAGGGCCCCCATGGCTACGGCCTGAATCTGGGTCTGCTGCTCCTTGGTGCAGGCCTGCCAGAAGTAGGAAGCGGCCCACAGGCCCAGGCTCTCGAGGTCGCCATCCTTGAGGGCCGTTGCCAGCGCCTCGATGGCCCCCAGCGCATCCGTCTGGATGTCGGACTGAATCTGCGCCCATCCCTCGTCCAGCTTGGTGCGGAACTGCTCTGTGATGGTGGCCCCTACGGTGGCAAAATCCGGGCCGTAGTCGCTGAGGGTCTGGGCGATGTTCTGGATGGCTTCCTGCGCTGCCGGAGCCCCGGTGTTGATGCCGTTGACAAGGCCCTGCGTGACATTCTCGCCGATCTCAGTGAACACCTTCGAGGGCGAGTGGATGCCCAGCACATTCTTGACGGTGTTCACCATGCCGTTGACTTTGCCCTTGACTGTGGACACCAGCGTGTCCCACATCCCGGTGATGCCGTTCAGCAGGCCGTTGACGATGTTCTCGCCGATGTGGCCCCATTCATCCATGCTGCCGTCCCACACGCCGGTCAGCTTTGCGATGCAGGCAATGGCGGCTTCGCCCAGGTTCTCGATGCTGCGGAGAATGCCGTCTACCAGAGTGGTCAGCAGGGCCGCGCCACAGTTCAGCAGATCTGGCAGATGGGAGATCAGCGCGGCAGAGAACTTGGCAATCAACTCCGCCGCTGCGGTGATGAGCTGGGGCAGGTTGTCGGTGATGCCGATGATGAGCTGTTCCAGCAGCTGGATGCCTGCATCGAAGATCTCGTCCTGATGGTCAGCAAGATATTGCACCAGCTTGGTGATGACCTGCGTTGCTGCCGATGCCAGCTCGGGAATCTGCTGAACAACACCTGCGGTCAGATTTTCCAGAATGCCGCTGGCTGCGTCCAGCATGGCCGTCGGGCCGCCCTCATTCAGAGCACTCGTCAGGGTATTCAGGCAGTCAGTGCCCCAGTTGGCGGCTTCCTTCAGGCCCGGCTCCATGGCCTCGAACAGGTCGATGCTCAGGTTTTCTGCCGTTGTCTGGAGGCTTTCCATGCTGTGCTGGAAGGTGTCCGTCATGGTCTGGTAGGCGGTGTCGGTCGCTCCGGCACTGTCCACCATCTGGGCCAGCACGCCGTTGAATTTGTCCGCGCCGCCCGATGCCAGCGAAAGAGCACCGGTACCGGCTTCCACGCTGGACCACAGCCCGGCAAAGGCGGTGCTGTCACCACCCACGCTGTCGTAGAGGATCTGCAGCACATCGCCCAGGCTCTTGCCGTCAGCACTCAGCTGGGCAAAGCTCTTGCCGGTCTGCTGCTGTAAAATCTTGCCTACGGTCGAACCGGTGTCGCCCAGCTCGTTCAGCATGGATTTTGTGTAAGTTGTCGCCTCGGCAGTGGCGATACCGTTGGCGGTCATCACGGCCAGACCACTGGACAGGTTTTCTACGCTGACGTTGTAAGCAGCAGCCAGCGGGATGACACGGCCCATGCTGGACGAAAGTTCGTCCACGCTGGTTTTGCCCAGGTTCTGGGTGGTCAGCAGCACATCCGAAACATGGGTCGCCTGGTCGGCGCTCAAGCCGTAGGCGTTCAGGGCAGTGGTCAGGATATCCACGGCGGAGGTCGTGGAGGTAAAACCGGCGGTTGCCAGTTTCGCTGCCTGGCCTGCAAATTCCACAGCGTTGGCCGTGTCCTGCCCGGCGCTGATGGCCTGGTAGGTAGCCTCGGCAATATCCGTGGCTGCAATGCCCATGGTGTTGGACATGTCCGTGATCTGACTGCCCAGCTTCTGGATCGAAAGCTTGCCAAGATCGGCGATGGTCCCGACTTTGGCAAGCGATGTCTCGTAGACGGAGCCGTTCCGGATCGTGCTCTGGGCAAGATTCGTCAGCTGGCTGCTGGCCGTCTTTACTAGGTCTGCGATCAGCGTTCCGGCGGCGACGGTCATGCTGCTGACACCCTGCGTGAAGCCGCTGGTATCCAACTTGGTGTTGCCGGTAACGCTAAAATCAAATGCCACTGTGTCCACCTCTCAATCGGAGCGCGGGCACAGGGGCACAGGCTGTTATAACTTGATCTCTACCTCCCGCTTACAGGCGGGATTTTTGCATTTGACCCACAAACCGTGGGCGTAGGCCTCGGGAGCCGCCCACACGGGCAGCGCTCTGCCGCAGAAGGGGCAGGGCACCGGGGCGCGGGAATCAACCGAAGCGGTCGAGGAAAGCGTCCTCGTGCTCTTGCAAGGTTTCACTCCGCTTCACCCCCTTCAGCCCATCTGGCAGGGCGAAGCGCTCCTTCAGGGTCTCGTAGTAGTCCCGGTCGGCCCTGTCCATGCCGGAGGTGTCCTTGCCCCGGATCTCCACGATCTTGCCCAACGGCGTTTCCGGCGGCAGGGCGTGCAGCAGTGCTTTGAAGCGCCACCAGTGCACCTTGTCAACAGTCAGGTCGATGCCGTAGGCCTGCTGAAAGGCCCCCACGATGTAGTCAGCATCGCACCGGTAGTCCAGCACAGGCTCGTCCTGTGGGTCGCTGCTGCTGCCAGTCCCGGTGCGCTCCTCGTCCTCGGGGCCACCGCCCTGGCAGAAATGCACCAGAGATTCAAAGGCTTCCTGGTACTGCACTCCGGGCACCGGCTCTACAAAGAACCGCTGAACGGCTTCACAAATCATCCGGGCGCTGTCCTCGTCAGTCTTGGCGCGGCGGGTGCGGATCAGCAGCCAAACCATGGGCCGGAAATCAGGGTCGATGGCGCGGCCCTCCCACTCGGTGGGCAGGGTGTCCGTCAGCAGGTCATGCATTGTCCAGTGCCTCAAGCTCTGCCTTCAGCTGGGCACGGCGGGCGGCCTTTGCCGCTTCCTGTGCTCGGAAATCCACCACGGCGGGATGTGCCTTGACTGCGGCCCGGCGCTGCTCACGGTTCATGGGGGCAGGGATGGCCTGTGCTGCCGAAACCTGTGCTGCCGAAACCTGCGCCCGCTCCTCGGTGGGGTGGATCAGCGCGCTGGCACTGGCCTTTTCTGCGGCCATGGCCTCGGCAAAGGCCTTGCTGACCGTCAGGCAGGCGTTGAAGTTGCTGCCGTCCAGCCCCAGCTTCTCAGAAGCACCCTCGCCCAGAACTTCGTCCAGGTAGTCCATAAAGATGCGGCACTGGAAGCGCAGCCAGGCAGGGTAATCGCTCTCGGGAGTGTAGCGGCTGCCCTCCGTCCGAGCACGTTCCTGCTGCCGGGTCTGTGCAGCCAGCATCCGATCCACGTCGTTGGCGTTCAGGGTGGAAAAATCAAATTCAATGCCGTTGATGATCATGGAAAATCCTCCTGTTACAAAAAGGGCCCCCGTTCACCGGGGAACGAGGGCTGTGTGGTGTTGTTATCAGACCTTGGCAGCCTTGGTGGACTGCGTGTCGGCCTGAGTCAGGGTCAGGTAGTTGAACTCAGCCGGAACGCCAACACCCTTCACGTCGCAGGCAAAACCTGCGGAGTTGCTGGCGGAGCCGCTTGCATCGGAAGTGACGATAAAGGCAGCTGCGCCCTTCTCGCCCTTGCCGGTCTTTGCGCTGAAGTAGATATAAGGGAAAACCACCTCAGTGCCGGAGCCGAACTTGACCTTGTGGGAGAGCAGGAAATCCTGCGCAGGATCGCCCACGCAGCGGTTGCCGTTCAGGGAGAAGGTGCGCTGGGTCTCGCCCTTCTCGGTGACAGTGCCTGCACGGATATAGGCCACGTCCTCGGTGGAAGCGTTCAGGGCACCGGAGTGCTCCTTGACACGCTCTGCAAACACGATCCAGTCGCTCTCCTTGGTCTGGGTGGAGGCATCGGTCTGGATTGCAAAGATGAAATCATCGGCCTTTTCGGTGCCGGTGTAGTCCGCGCTGGGCACGATGCCCTTCTTGGTCTTAAGCGCGGCCAGGGTTTCGGAAACAGTCATAGGATGGTCTCCTTTCAAAGTTTGGGTTGATAGTAGACGAGCCGGAGCTGCATCTGCATTTTGCAGCTTCCGGAGCCGTCGGTGACGATGTAGCCGGTGGAGGTGACTTCAATGCTCTGGGCCTCCTTGCCGTGCCCGCATTTGCTCAGGTCAGGCAGGATGCCGCAGTCATTTTGTTCCATTACCCAGTCGGCCAGCTGTTCAAAGAAGCCGCTGTTCTCAATGGTGAGCACATCGGTCTCCCCGAACTCCCTTCGGGACAGGAAGAGGTAGTTCTTCGCCAGATCCCGCCCGGAGATGTACCTCTCCACAATGGGGTCGGTGGGGCTGTCCTCAATGGAAAAAGCAGTGGCTTCCTCTTCCAGCCCGGCAATGCGGAAGGCCGCACCGGTGGCATCCTGCTCCTTAGCGATGAGAGGGCAGGTCTTGAGCCAGTCCCGCAGGGCTGTGATGGATGCTTTGGGCATTACGTTCCACCTCCCAGCTCCTTTTGGGCAGCGTTTTTGGCGAACTGGACCAGTTCGTCTTTGTGGTCAGCAATGGCCCGCTGGCCCCAGTAGGAGCCGCGCAGGTGGTTCTCCCCATGCAGCCCCTGTCCTTGCGTGTGCAGGTAATACTGCCGCCTGGCATACGGGGTGTTATAGACCAGCTTGCCGCCTTTGAAGTCGGATGCCTGGTTGACGCTGTTCTTCAGCGTGCCGGTGTCGAAGGGTACATAAGGGTCCACAGCTTTGGCAACTTGCTGTGAGAACGCATACTGGACCTTCTGGAAGCCTTTGTCCATTTCGGCCTGAAAGCCGGGCCGGAACCTGAGCTTCAGGTCAATAACGGGTGCACTCATTTCCTCAGCTCCCCTCTACATGAAAATGCGGCAGCAGCGGTTCCCGATTGTCGGAGACCGCCGCCACCGTGCAGCAGATGTGTGTTTTCTCGAGGGCGGCATACTCGGCCTCGGTCAGGCTGCGGACAGCGCCGCAGATGAGCTTGCCGCCCCGCTTGAGCGTCCAGTGTGCCGCCTTTTCCCCGGGCGGGAGCTTTGCCCACTGGAAATAGGGCAGGTAGCCCGCCGCAGGGGGCAGCCGGATGTGCACCGTCCGCTGGGGGTCGCCGCCGGAGGTGTCCAGCTTCTCCCGCCAGCTGCTCCCCGGGATGACGTGGCAGACAGGCCGGTCGATCTCGGTGGCGGTGTCGTGGATGAGGTTCACCACAGTTACGCTGCACTGCATCAGAAACACCCCCGATACAGCAGGCCGTGGGGGTCGTGCCCCAGGCAGCCGGAAAGAATGCTATACGCTTCGGCGGCCTGCTTTTCGGCCAGTGCTCCGTCAGAGAACGTCACGGCAAAGCCGTCGTTGTTGACGCTGGTCACGCCCGGCGCATAGCCGGTGGCAGCGCGTGCCGCTTCGGCCCGTTCAAGGCTCTGCACGATGGACGCACAGGCCATGGCCAGAGCTTCGGCACAGTCGGCGCAGCCTTTGGTGTGGGCTTCGGCCCGGCCAAAGGTGGCCCGGTCAATGAGCTTCGAGGCCCGGAAGCACAGCGGCGTGAATGCGGCCTCGTCCAGCGTACCGCCCGCTGTCTGGTACTGTTCGTAGGTGCAGTAAAGCATGGGGGCCTCCTTATGCTGCGACCTTCTTCTTAACAAGAATGGTCTGGCCCTTGGTGACCTTGTAGGCGTAGACTTTGCGGCCCTGCACGGCAGATGCGCCGATGAAATCGCCAGAGCCGGAGAGATCCTGCAGGTGGACGGGAACGGCCCACTCATCGATGACGGCGAACCAGTTGGGATGACCGGCCACATACTCCACATTCTCGCCCAGGGTGGAATCCTCGAACACGGTGTAGCCTGCGATCTTGCCCACAGCGCCGGTCTGAACGACCGCGTCGCCCAGGTCGGAAGCCTTGATGAACTCGGGGCTCTTCAGGAGCAGGCCGTAGGTGTCCGGGGAGACCAGCAGCCAGCGGCCTGCGGTGGGCACGCCGATGGAGGACTGCTGAGTGCGTGCATCCACGATGTTGGCGTAGATGGTCTTTTCGGTCAGGGCGGTGGTATTGCCGAAGGCAGTGCCTGCAGTGGTCAGCTCCACGGAGCCGTCAGAATCCATCTGCAGGCCCAGAGAGTAACCGGCGCTGTCCAGGCGGTCAGCAACCAGATTGCCGGGAACGCTCTCTGCATCGAAACCATCGATGATCTCATTCACGGCTTTGTCGTGGTCGATGTTGACGGTGAGGTAGGTGGTGTCACCGCTGGTCTGCTTTGCACCCTTGGCCTTGTCGTAGTCGTTCACCACCACCTCGGTGTCACGGACGGGAACCTTGACGGAACCTGCCTTGGGGCTGCCCTCGTAGCGGTTGTTGCAGATCACGCCGACTTTCTTCACCAGCGTCTTGCGCAGCTTGAGGTCGACCAGATTGGAATAGCGGACCTGTGCTTCATGTGCCATAAGAATATCCTTTCTCTCATTCGATGTTGATATCGGGGTTCATCGCCTTGAAGGCAGCGGTCACGGGATCAACGTCCCCGGCGGGCGGGGTGCCGTGCTCTTTGCCGCTGGAAACGTGAACGGAACCAGCGCCGCCTTCTGCCGCCTCGCCAAAGGCCCAGGGGTTCGCCTTGGCGGCTTCTTCCAGAGCCTTGGAGATATCGGTGGAACGGTCCTTGGAGCCCTTGAGGGCATCCAGATCCAGCAGTGCCCGGACCGCCTTGACGCTGCGGCCCTTGGCTCCCAGAATGGCGGTGTTCAGGGCATTGTCAAAGGCAAAGCCATCAGCCTGTGCCTGTATATCGCCCTTGAGTTTGGCAATGTCTGCCTCGTATTCCTCGGGCTTCTTCTTGCCGTCAAAGGCGGCAAGGCCGTCCTGGGCGGTCTTGAGCTGAGCCTGGGTGTTTTCCAGCTGGGTCTTGTACTGCTCGGCGGCAGTCTTTTCCCGGTTGACATCGTTGCCGTTCTCGGCCATGATCCAGTTCAGCTGCTCCTCGGTAATGCCGGGGATCTTGTTCTTCACGTCTTCACGCTTCATGGTGGAAAAACTCCTTTCTGTTGGTGAAACCACGGTTTGGTGACACGGTTCTCCGTCCGTGTTCGGTTGTGGGCAGGGTACGCACTGCCCTCTGCGATGGCACCGTTTGCAGGGTTTGAACCTGCGGCATCCGGTTTTGGAGACCGGCGCTCTTCCAGAATGAGCTAAGACGGCACGAAAAAAGCGCCCCTGCTCAAACGAGCAAAGACGCTTGCGGTATTTGGTTGTCAGATGCCGGGGACGATTTCCTTAACACCCTTTGCAAATGCGGCGGCCTTTTTCATCAGACTGTTTTCCTGAAGATATTCAAGCCCCTGCAAGGTGATATGCGGTTCCATGGGTGGCTCGATGCGCTCCGGCTGTCGAATGTAGCGAACGATGTTCAGGCCATCAATGTAACCTGATTTCTGCAGCTGAATCAAAAGTGCCTGAAACCGGTTTGGATTCGTACCGAAACGCTCGGCAGTAAAACCAGCGCAATCGAACTCCTCAAAGTCCATGCTTTGCTGCAAATGCTTCAAAATGCGGTAGATGACACGAAAATCTTCCATGATGACACCTCACTTCTTTTTGTTTAAGTCCATATACAGATACGCTTCCGGGTCGCCATACGCTTCCCGAGACCACTGTCGGTCTTGCTTGGCTGACAGGCGGGTCATGTGCAGCCAGACATCTCCATCTGTTCGCAATGCCGGATTCTTTTGCATTTCGTTCCAGATTGCAGAGGGTTCATCAAGCAGAAGCACTTCACTTTTTGTCATCTTTCAATCCCTCGATAAAATGATAGAGCTGCGGGTCTTTCTCTTTCAGGGCAGAGGGCTCCTGATAAAAAGCGCGATACCCTTCACTGAAATATTCCTTCAGCATATCTTCATTGATCTGCATCGTTCCGGCTTTAAAAATTCCATCCGTGGGAGATTCATATAGCCGTCCCTGATACTCAGAAATGAATTTGCTGTTCTGAAGAAGATAAATCGCTTGTGTATAGGTACTATCATCATACACGATTTTAGAAAAATCTTCAACATCAATCCCGGATTTTCGGATGCTGATGTATTTGGAGTTGTGCCGCAGGTCGAGGGAAATCTCCAATGCGTGGCCATACTCGTGAATAACATCACCGCTTTTGCGCTCAGGGTGAAGATAAAGCGTTTTGTCTGGATAATAATAGCCGCTTCCAGCGGCATCTTTCTCTGTCATTACGACCTTGTTGATGATGCTTTCAGCCTTATCGCGCTGCCATTGAGGAATGACGGAAAGCTCTTTTTCAATGCCTTCACGCTCAGACTGTGAAACACTATCAGAAAAATTGAGTTTTTGAAGAATGCCGCGTGGCTCTGCCTTCTTCGCCGCCCACGTTGCCTTCCCGGCTTCGCTCCTGCCAAACCCGGCAACGCTGATGCGGGCGCTGTCGGCCCTGCTGCCGGTGGCGGTGATAAACTCGGCCAGCTCCTGACGGGCCTGCCGGAGCTTCACCGCGCTGGCGGTGGTGTCGGCCCCGGCGGCATCCTCAGCCAGATACCGGCGCTTGTACTTGCGCACGGCGCGCTCCCGGGCCCGCTGCATCTGGCTGATCTCGTACCGGGTGTATCTGCCGCCGTTGTACTCGATGTCCCGGGCGTTGAGGGCTTCCAGGCTCTCCTGCGTCCATGCAGGCGGTGCACCCAGCTCAGGGAAGATGGCAAAGAAGGTGTGACGGCAGTTCCAGCCGCAAAGCCCTGCGCCGGTGCCGTAGCCGGTGGCGGCCTCGAAGTCCGGGTAATGCTTGCCCATGTAGTCCACAGCGCCGCCCCGGTGGAACTGCCTGCCCTGCCACTCAGCGTGGGAAGGGCGGGCCCCGCCGTGGGCCGTGGTCTCGAAGAACGCCACCCCCATCTCATCGGCCCGGGCCACCTGCAGCTTTGCACCGGTCTGATTCACACCGGTCAGCACCGCCCGGCGGGCAGCCACTTCCAGTGTGTCGGTGTGGCCGGTGGGGTAGGTGACGTACTTCATGGTGTCGGCCAGACCGTCCACCGCGCTCTTGACGGCGCTCTTGTAGTCGAACGCGCCGCTGCTCACCTTGAGATGGGCACGGTCGAGAGCGGCTTCAAACTGGCCGCTGACGGTGTTTGCCGTGGTGGCGGTCAAGTTGTGGAAGGTTCCGGCGGTCTGCTGGTAACCGGCGTTGAGCAGGGCCTGCAGGGTGGCATTCTCGGCAAAGGGCGTGGGCTCCTTGCCGTAGTGATAGTAGATCTTGTCCTCGGCTTCCATGGCCCGGGTGGCCGCTTCCTGCATGAGCCGCCGGATCTCGGCTTCGCTCTTGCCGGTGTACCGAGCCAGCTTCTTCACCACGTCCTGCCGGAGGGCTTCGGTCTGTTCATACCGCCACAGCTGCCAGTTGGCCGTGGAGGTCATGGTGTCCATTTTGGAGATGCGCCGGGCCACATCCCGCAGGATATCATCCTCGACCTGCTGAAATAAAAGCACCAACCGGTCGGGTGCGTGGTCGAGATAGTCCGGGGCCAGCATCAGCCGCCCCCGCCGAAGCTCAACTCAGGCTGCTTGTTTTCGTCAGCGGCTTCCTGTGCCAGCTTGCGGGCATCCTCTTCACTGACCCCGTACCGGGCAGACAGATACTTGTACCGGGGCAAAAGGCCGCTCAGGGCATCGTCCCGCATCTGGCTCATCCGGGTCTCGGCATCGGTGATGTAGCTGTCGTCCCAGTCCACAGAGATGGGGGTGTCGAGGTCCACCGCCGCTCCCTGCAGGTTCTTTGCCGCCCACAGGATGGCCCGCACGATGCCCACCAGCGCCCCCTCGATGGGGATCTGGTTCTTGTTGGCGCTGGCCACCAGATCCTGACGGCTGCCGTTGTACTCGGTGGCTGTGGTCACGTTGCCCAGCTCGAAATTGTACCGGTGGCAGCCCAGGCCGCATTTGAAGCTGAACAGGTTCAGCATATCCTGCACAGCCTTGTGGTTCTGTTCCACCCGCAGGTCAGGGTTGTATTCGTGGTATTCGCTGGACTGGTCGAGGCTCCCTTCCTTTTGGGGCAGGGTGACGAATTGGCTCTGCACATCGTCATCGGGTGGAATAGAGTGCTCCACGCCCTCCTGGTCCACCACCTTGCGGCAGATGTCCGCAGAGTAGAAGATCTTCTTGTGGCCCAGCCGGATATCCTCCCGGTAGTTGTCAAAGGCAAGGTCGATGCCCTGGGCCTCGGCCAGCGCTTCGGCAAAGACGCTCATGCCCAGCCCTGTGCCGCCATCAAGGTTCTTGACTGCTGCCGGGCTGAACAGGGTAAACCAGGGCGGGGAACCCTCCACCGTGATGCTTTCTGCCGTACCCGGCGGGGCCTGCAGTGCTTCAAACACCGGAGCACCGGAGACCCCATCCGTTACCCGGAACCACTCGTTGCGGATGGTGCGCCGGGTCTCATTGCCGGTGTGGGTCTGCAGATAGACCGCGGGCTTGCCCTCCATCATACACTCGGAGACAAAGGCCGCTTCGCTCACGATGCCCCGCTCCACCCGCAGAGGCAGGATGCAGGAAGCCGGGTCATAGTCCAGCTTCAGGCGGGTATCCGGGCCGGGAACCGCTTTCCCTTTCACGACCGTCAGATTTTCGGCACTCAGCACAAAGGCACCGGTACCGGACCAGTAGGCCTGTTCCACCAGAGCGTTGGCATTGCGCCAGAAGTGCAGCTCCCGGAGCAGGCCGCCCACCTGCTGCTCATCATCGCCCAGCAGATACCGGGCGGTGGCAGCGTCCTTGATCTGGAAGGTGGTGCGGTCGTTCAGCAGGAGATTCGCCCAGTCCTCGCAGACCCGTTTCGGCATCCGCAGGGAAGCAATGGGGCGCTTCTTGGTGCCTTTTGCGTATTCAGCGGCACGGGTGTGCACCTTGGGCACGCTGCCCTGCCACCACTGCCGCCAGGTCTCGATGCTGCCGTAGTAGTCGGCATCGATGGCCCACCCGCGCGTCTTGTTCAGGTAGTTCAGAAATGCGGTGATGTTCATGTGTTGGTCAACCTCTTGAAATCGCGCTCGATGGTGTACTCGTAAGCGTCCAATGTGTCGATATCGGTGCTGCCGTCATCCAGCCGCTCGTCCACGCCGGGGTGCTTGCCGCTGTACAGGGCCGTGGCAAGGGCATCCCGGAGGGTGGCAGCCTCCGGCAGCAGCCAGAACCTCCCGCCGCCCATCAGGATGCAGGTCAGGCGGATGCGGTCATTGATGCGGATCTTGGCGCTGTTTTCCACCCGGTCGGCTAGCCAACTCAGTTTGCAGCGCCGGAGCCGGGCCCGGATGTGATTGATCAGCGTCTGCTCCGCGGAATCGCAGAAGATGTACTGGATCTCGCCCCAGCGGGCAAAGACAGTTATGCAGAAATCCAGCAGTCGGTCGGCCAGAAAGTCGGCATCCTGCGCCACAGGGTCGATGCGCTGGGATGCCAGCCCCACCACGCCGGAATAGCCCGGCAGGATGGCCGTTGCCACAAAGGCGTGTTTGGAGCCGTTGCCGCCAAAGTCCACCCCAATGCGCACCCGCCACGGGTGCAGCGGCTTGTCCACAGGCCAGAAAAAACGCCCATCTCCGGCGGCAAGGCTGTCGGCCAGCAGGCGGTAGATCACGCCGTTGGCGGCCATCCACTGCCCCAAGATAAAGCGGTTATAGTAGACCGTGCCGGTGTATTCTTTTTTCAGATCGGCCACGAACTGGGCCGGAAGCGTAGGGTTATCGTCGATGGTATACGCCTGACAGTAGATGTCAGCGACGCTGTCCAGAAACTTCTTGAACCAGTGAGTGGGGCTTTCCGGGTTGCAGGTGCCGTCAAAATGGGAGTGGGGGCAGGAAAGGCGGCTTTTCAGCATCTGGAACACGCCTTCGTCCCATGTGGTGATCTCGTCACCGTAGACGTACTCAAAGGCAGCGCCCTGGATGCGGGCGATGTGTTTCTTGTTGTCAGCGCCGAGGACATAGACCTTCTTGCCGAACAGCTGTACCACGTTGCCTGCTGCCGAGGTGCGGATCACACCTACAAGGTCGGGGCCCCAGAGCTCCCGCATCAGGGACAGCACATTGCGCTCCAGTGTGCCCAGGGTGTTGCCCATGAGCACCAGCAGGCCCTCGCCCCGGGCCGCGCAGATCCGCTTCGGGATGGTCACGGCACAGTCCAGGTAGGTCTTGCCGCTTCGGGTGGCTCCGGTCTTGACGTTCCACCGGTGGGAACAGTTGCGCAGGTACTCCTGCTGAAACTCAGTCAATGGCACTGTCCACACCTCCCAGCAGCTCCTTGGCCTTTGCCAGAGCATCCGCACCCGGGTCCTCCTGCACGGCTTCCTCCCCCAGCATCTTCAGCAGCACGGCGGCGGCCTGAGGGTTGCCCCGCTTGGCCTGCTCTGCAATGCCCATGACCACGCTCATCTGGTTGTCCACGTCCTCCGGGTCAATCTGGTCCCGCAGCATGGCGTTTACCCGGCGGCGGTCGGTCTCCGGCAGGCTCAGGTAGTAGTCAGCCGCCTGACGCATGGACCGTTTGCGGCGGCGGGCCGCACCGGATGCAATGCCGCCCTTCTGGGCGATCTCTCTCTGTTCGCTCTCCGTTCGTTCATTGAACGGAATGAGATTCTTTTCATTCGACACGTCACCACCTCTCTCGTCGTCAGGGTACAAAAAAGCCGCCCTGAGCGGATGCTCAGAACGGCAGTTGTAATCAGGAAAAGCCCGGCCGGTGCAAAAAAGCTGTTAAGCAGCAAAAGGAGAAAACCGTATCAAGAGGAGGAAAACAAACCTCCGGTCGGGCCGCCAGCACGAAGGGAGTAAGGATGCCTTTCCTGCTGGGCTTTGCAGCATAGAGTATAGCACACTTGAACTAGTGCTTTTTAGTGCGTCATGGGTCTGTGTCCAGAAGTTGCACCGCTTTTTTGTGTCGTCGGAGGACCCAACTGACATCGAGGGAGAGCCGGTCAGCGATCAGCTCCCACTTGTGCCCACAGATATATCTCCGGTACAGAATCGTGAAGTCAAGCTCATCATCCAGCTGCTGTAGCGCAAAGATGATTTCTTTGCGAATGCGGGTGCTTTCCTCACACTGGGCTTTGTAAGCGCCCCGGGCTTCGTCGATGCGTTCTACTGCACGGGGCAATGTTTGGCCGTCTCCTCCGCCGCCCGGCACAGCGGAAAGGCACTGGGTCATGTTGGAAGCGTCTGTCTTCAGCGTGTCCAGCTCATCCAGCCGCAGCTGTTCGAGCCGCTTCGCTTGCTGATACCTTCTCAACCAGGCCTTCTTCTCTTCGTAGGTCATCCCCACACCTCCACACGCACGAACACACCGCAGGGGTCCGACCAGAACTTCTCCACGATCTCGCTGCACACCTGGGCATCATCGTGCCAGAAGTGCAGGCGGGTCATCTCGTCCTTGAGGGCCTTTTCCAGATTGTCGGTGTCAGGTTTGGAGGTGCGCCAGCTGCCGTCCGGGCGGCCCTCGGGGGCAAAGCACCACTTGACCACCAGCCGCACTGGCTTCCCGGCGGGCACGGGCTGATCCGGCGCATGGGGTGCCAGGTAGGCGTGGAGCTTGGAGCGGGCGGCTTTCAGTTCGGCGCTGTCGTGGAGCACGGCACAGGGCTTGCCGCCCTTCATGTAGGCGTGCAGCTCCTTGGCGTTGTGGGTGGTGGTGGGCGGCTTCATGGGCAGGAAGAATTGAGCAATGGGCAAAAATTGCACGTTCGTTTCACCTCGTTCTTTCTTTTTTGTTCGGCCAACGTGATGGGGAGGGTTCCCCGGAGGGATGGGGGCTGTGTTCGCCCCATCCTCTGGGAGACCCCATCACACACGGACGGATTTTGTATATTATATATAGGCTATTTTCCGTCCCGGATTCGGAAAAATAGCCGCTATTTTCCGAAATCCGTAAGCGGATGCGGATTTGTGATAGCCGCTATTTTACCGTTTTTGTACTATGCGTAAAGCGAAATATTGCAGACTGTAATTTATCCTGCGCTGCCGGGTTCTTTGCGGCCGATGTCTGCGCCGTCGATCCAGAAGCCGCCGTCCGCTTTCAAACGACGGCGTACGGTATCCGGTTTCAGCCCCATATATTCGGCCATGGAGTAGACCGTTACCTTTCCGTCCATCATGCAGGCTTCAAAGGCAGTGTCCAGCTCGGCCTTTTTGTCCTTGCTGACTTTGTCCTTATTGCCCCAGCGCTTGGATGCGCCCCGGGTACCCAGTGACTTGTAATCGCTGTCCGGCTGCAGATCCTCCAGCAGGCCGGTGTCCGGCTTGTGGACAGGGTAGTCGAACCAGAGGTTCACCGGGTCGAAGCGTGCAAACTCGCGCAGGGTGCCCTCAATGCGCCAGGCGGTCATGCTGTCGGCTTTTTTCTGGGCGGCTGCGATCTGGGCATCGATGGCCCGCAAGTCGGCCATGCCAAGGTGTTCTTTGGCAATGGCCAGCATCCGGCTTTTGCTCAGGGCATCGTCCGGGCCGTAGGCATCGGCATGGCCGCGCTTGTCCAGCATGGCTTTGAGCACCCGGCAGGCGGCCTTGTTGTGGAGCTGTTCCAAGATGGCATCGGTGGGGGTGAGCTCTGTCATATCCAGCATGGCATCCGGGTCACGGGCAAACACGCCGGAGCCGCTGGCGCGGTCCATGCTGCGCTTGCCGCCCTGGGCACCCTTGGAGTGATGGTGGCAGTAGATCACGGCACAGTCCAGCGCACGGCAGACAAGGTCGAACTGGTTGCAGAACTTTGCCATCTGGTCGGCGCTGTTCTCGTCGCCGGTGATGACCTTGTAGATGGGGTCCAGAATGACGGCAGTGTAGCCTTTCTTACCCGCCCGGCGGATGAGCTTGGGGGCCAGCTTGTCCATAGGAACGGAAGCGCCGCGCAGGTTCCAGATGTCAATGTTCCGCAGGTTCTGCGGGGGCAGGCCGAGGGCGGTATACACATCCTTGAAGCGGTGCAGGCAGGAGGCCCGGTCCAGCTCGAGGTTGATGTACAGCACTTTGCCCTGCGCACAGGAAAAGCGACCCAGCCAGGGCGTGCCCTCGGCAATGGCGATGCACAGCTCAATGAGGGCGAAGCTCTTGCCCGCCTTGCTGGGGCCTGCCAGCAGCATCTTGTGACCCTTGCGCAGCACCCCGGTGATGAGGGCATCGGCCAGCGGCGGCAGGTCATCCCAGTCATCAGCCAGACTTTCGGTTTCGGGCAGTTCATCGGTCTCGGCTTCCAGCCAGTCCCGCCACTCGTCCCAGCAGCTTTTGCCGATGTTGGTCTCCAGCAGGGTCTGCCGCTGACTGCCGCGCAGGATGCCGGGCATCCGGGAAAGGCGGCTGGGGTTGCGGTTCTGCTGGTCGAGGGTCAGACCATTCTTCTGGCAGGCGGCATAGAGGTAATCCACCCGCTTGCGGTATTCGGTGTAATCCGGGGCATCCACCTTGACGATGGCGTGGACGCTCTTGCCGCCGGAGTAGACCAGGGCGGCACAGGGCAGCTCCAGTTGCTTGATGATGGCCTGCTGTCTGCCCAGATCCATGTTGTCGCATTCCACCAGAGCGTAGCGGTAGGCGGTGATGTTGGCATCCTTGCGGCCCGTTCCGTCCACCGGGTTAAAGCAGATCCACGCGCCCACCTCGGGGTCGCAGTCGCCCACCACCTTGCCGATGTCCCCGCCGCAGGTGTCCAGCTCTGCGATGAGCTGGCCTGCGGTGCGGTCCCAGCAGCCTCTGGTGGGGCGGCGGCGGTCGTCGGCCATGAAGCTCTCGGTCACATAGGCCACGTGCTCGTCCTGCTCAAAGAGGGCCTGCAGGTAGCGCCTGAGCTGGTCAACTGGGTCCCACTGCTCAGGCAGAGCCAGATCGTGGGATTCCACCCACCGGGGGTCCACCAGCTGCCCCTCCGTTCTGGAGGAGCCGGTGGTGAGCTCGTCGCCCCAGTCCAGCGCGTGGCCTGCCGGGCCGCTCCATCCGTGGCTGTAGGCCAGCTGGAAAATGCTGCTCTCGGTGACAGGCTTTGTGCTGCCGTGAAAACTCTCCCACTTCCGGGCACACTCTCCCTTATGGTAGCGGCCCCCGTCCCGGGCGCTCCATGCTTCCCAGACGGTGACGGGCAGGCCCGCTTCCTTGAGGCCCATGCCCACCATCGTCCACTCCTCATAAGTCAGGGAGGCCGGGGAAATGAAGTCCAATGCTTCTTTGAGTTCGATCTCATCATTCATCTGCGTTACCATACATCCCATGCGGGTGTTTCAGGCGGGGCGGGCGGCGTATAGGTGCTTGGGGTAACACCCTTGGGCACGCCCCGCCAGCCCTGGGCCGCAATGCGGTCGATCATGTGTTTGGCCTGCTCAAAACTCCATGTGCCCACATGCTGGAAGCCGTATTTTTCCAGACAGCGGATCTGTTTTGGTGTGGTGAGTCCTTCGTCCCGGCGCTTGTGCAGCCGGTCCAGCAAAAGGCTGGCCTTGCCTGCCGATTCCACCGCATCCGGCAGAATGCCCAGCTTTTCGAGGGCGGTGGTCTGCTGTTCGGTAGGTGGCCCGGCTTCCCATCCAAAAGCCGGTACATAGCCGGACAGGTCCTCGGCCTGAATGCTCATTTCGTATTGGAGCGGGTCCACCAGCTTTGCCTTTTTGCGGCGCTGTTCAGCCAGCTGCTTGGCAAGGGCTTCCTCTCTCTGGGCCACCACGACCTCGCTGGCCTGGGCGGCGGCTTCCTCGATGTCCTCAGGACAGCCGGTCCCGGCAAGGTTTTCGGTCATCTGACGGGCCACGGCCCTGTCCTCGCACACAAGGTCTGCCGGGCGGCAGAGCTCGTGCTTGTCGGTCATCCACAAAAAGTCGAGGAGCAGCAGGTCGGTCTTGCCCTCGGCCAGACGTGTGCCGCGTCCCACCATCTGGCTGTACAGGCTGCGCACCTTGGTGGGCCGCAGCACCACAACACAGTCCACACTGGGGCAGTCCCAGCCCTCGGTGAGCAGCATGGAATTGCAGAGCACGTTATACTTCCCGGTATCGAAGTCAGCAAGCACTTCCTTTCGGTCGGCACTCTGGCCGTTGACCTCGGCGGCCCGGAACCCCTTGGCGTTGAGCAGATCCCGGAACTTCTGGCTGGTTTTGATGAGGGGAAGGAACACTACCGTCTTGCGATCCCTGCACCGCTGTGCCATCTCGGCGGCGATCTGCTCCAGATACGGGTCCAGCGCCGTGCCAAGTTCCCCCACGGCGTAATCGCCGCCGCTGAGGGCCACGCCGGAGATGTCCAGTTTCAGGGGAATGGTCTGGGCCATGATCTTGCACAGATAGCCCTCTTTGATGGCATCGGTCAGCTTGTACTCATAGGCCAGGCTGTCGAACACCTCGCCCAGGTTCCGCATGTCGCCGCGGTCAGGGGTGGCGGTCACACCCAGCACCTTTGCACCCTCGAAGTAGTCCAGGATGCGGCGGTAGCCGTCGGTGATGGCGTGGTGGGCCTCGTCAATGATGATGGTGCCGAAGTAGTCCCGGGGAAAGCGTTCCAGCCGAGCGGAGCGCTGCAGGGTCTGCACGCTGCCCACCACCACCCGGAACCAGCTGTTCAGGCAGGTGGACTCTGCCTTTTCCACGGCGCTGACAAGGCCGGTGGAACGCTGGAGCTTGTCAGCTGCCTGTTCCAGCAGCTCGCCACGGTGGGCCAGGATGAGCACCCGGTCCCCGGCACGCACCTGATCGGCGGCAACGGAGGCGAACACGATGGTCTTGCCGGTGCCGGTGGGCAGCACCAGCAGCGTGCGCAGACGGCCCTGCTCCCACTGGGCGTGGATGCTGTCCCGGGCGGCCTGCTGATAGGGGCGCAGGGATTGGATGTTCGCCATCAGAATGCCCCCTGTGTCCAGCCCTGAGCGGGTGCGGCCTTAGGTTCCGGCGGCGGCAGGAAGCGAGTGACCTCGTTGCTCTGGCCGGTCTTACCTGCGTTGGGGCCGCTCTGCTTGGTGTACTCCCGGATGCCCAGACGGCACCAGCCCCGGGCACCCACCACTTCGTTCCAGCGGGGGCGGAAGGTCTCGCCCCGCTTACACTGGCCGATGCTCTCAAAGAAAGCACCCAGCAGACCCTGGGTCTTGGTGTGCAGATACAGGCGGTCGGTGACGGTGGCATCGCCCTTGGCTCCGCCGAAGATCTTCAGGGTCAGCTTTGCCATGGAGCAGGGCGGGAGCTTGGCACTGCCCTCAAAGCGGGCACGCTCCATGCCGGTGACCTCAAAGGCATAATCGCCCTCGGGCAGGAGCACGAACTCCTGCTGTTCGTTGGTGAATTCGTCGTCCCAGCTCAGGGCGCGGTCGGTGTTCATCTCATTCATAAGTAAAAGCTCCTTTCAAAATCATCAAAACGGCAGGTCACGGCTGTCCAGCACCATCTGCAGCACCTGGGGCCATGCGGCCACCAGACAGCCCTCTACGAAATCGGCCGGGTAATCCCGGATGGGCATATCCTCGGGGAAATAGCCCCGCTTGCCCACCACAGCCTGCAGCTCCTCCGGCGTGACGTTGTTGGCGCTCATCAGGGGGGCCAGCTTTTCCGGCACGCCCAGCGCGATCAGGTCCGGTGTGAGCAGAGCTTCGGGCACTTCCTCGCGGGGAGTCTGGGGCTGCGGAGCCGGAGTGGGCAGGATGTCGACTTCCGGCTGGGGGCTCGGTTCCGGCTTCGGCTTCGGCGCGGGCGCAGATGCGGTGCCGGGGATGCAGGCGGCGATGCCGGTGTAGTCAAAGGGGATCTCGTCGGGCAGGCCGAAGCGATTCTTGGCATCCCAGCAGGGGTGATGCGCTGTGTACATCACCCGGCGGCCGCCGGTGACCTTGTTTTTTGCGTTGGGGGCGCTGCTGCTCTTTTCCACCACGGTCTGGTAGTTGACGAACAGCAGCATGTCGCACCACTCCCGGATCAGCGGCTCCACCTGCTTGGTGGTCTTCATGGTCCAGCGGTCGTAGCTGCCCGCCGCATCCGGCTGTTCGAACTTTGTGATGGACGCGTGGGCAAGGATCAGAACGTTGTGCCCTGTGTTCAGCACCTCTTCCAGCGCGTCCAGCAGCTTGCCGAACTCCTCCTTCAGGTAGGTGTAGCCTTTGCCGTAGCCAAAGCCCTCCAGCCCGTCTACCTTGGCCTTGGCACAGACGGCATCAATGGCCAGCCGTTCGGCCCAGTCGGCGGTGTCGATGACCAGCGTGCCGCAGGGGATGTTCCCCCTGCGCACCTCGGCCACCTCGTCCAGCAGCATGGCCCAGCTTGTGGGCTGAGGCAGGCGCTTGACATTCAGCCGCTTTGTGCCGCCTTCGGTGTCGATGAACACCGGGTCGGGGAAGTGGGAGGCAAAGGTGCTCTTGCCGATGCCCTCGGGGCCATACAGCACGGTTTTGACCGGGGTATCCTGCACTCCGGCGGTGATGGCATACTTGCTCATTTAGAACGCTCCTTTCGTCCAGCTCCTGGGCTGGGGCTTTTCGGTGACAGGCGGCTCGGCATCTTTTACCATGCCGTCTTCGATGATGATCTGGCACTCGCTGCCGGTGGAAACGCGGGTGGCGATGGCCTGCAGGTGCTCTGCTTCCAGCCAGCGGCCAAACTCGGTCAGGGTGGTCATGTCCATCTGCTCCAGCTTGTCCAGCAGTACAAAACCGCAGTCCGGGTTCAGGCGGCGGACGATGGCGGCAGCCACCCGCAGCTGATCGCTGCCGGACATATCCCGCCAGTGCTTTCCTTTATAAGTAAGGGCACCGTCCTCCACGCTCAGCTCCGGCAGGGGCAGGTCAGCACCGTTCAGCAGGGCCATACGGTCGGCCCGCTTCTGAGTGATGGCTTCGGTGAGCTTGTCGTAGTCGCTGGCATACTGGGCAGCCTCGTCCTCGGCACGGGCCTTTTCCAGATTGGCACGCACCTTCTGGTTGGTCTCCTCGATGCTCCGGATGGAGGCTTCCAGTTCGGCGGTGGATTCGTCCTGCAGATTCTCGGCAGAGGTCTGGGCGATTTTTACGTCGGCCTGCATCGTGGTCAGCCGCTGCTTTTCCGTGCTCAACTGAAATTCAAGGTCTGCAACCACTTTTTTCTGCCGTTCAAGCAAATCTGTGAGCTGAACTAATTGATTGCGCTTGCGCTGGTTCTCGCCGTTGCGGGCGAGGATCTCCTGCTGCTGGTGGATGAGGTCGGAGGCGCTGACAGGTTCCTCCGGGGCTTCCGGGTAGTAGATCAGCTCCTCGGCAAAGTGCTTTTTCTGCTGGGCCAGCTGGCCGGTGAAGGTGCGCTTGTCATACAGGGACTTGATCTCCAGATCCCGGACGTGCAGCTCGGTGCCGATGCCGATGATGCGCAGCAGGATGTCCGCTTTCTCCTTGTCGGATGCTTCCATGAAGCGGGGCAGATCAAGGGCCAGCGGCTCGATAAAGGCATTGAGCAGCTGCTGGCCGCTGCGCCGCCCGGTGGGGTCGGTAACGGTCAGGGTGCTGTTTTTGCCCTTGCGCTCCACGATCACGCCGTTGGAAAGGGTGACCTTGAGATGGGCGGGAGCCACGGCCCCGTCCCGCTGTGCGGCATTGGGGCGGAAGCGGTCGCCGCCCAGGGCCCAGGCAAGGGCATCCAGCACACTGGTCTTGCCCTGATTGTTATTGCCGCCCACGAGGGTGAGCCCAGTGGGGGCAGGGGTGAGCGCAACTGCTTTGATGCGCTTGACGTTTTCGGCCTCAAGGGCCGTGATGGTTACAGACATCTGGATACCTCCCCTTGGATCTGTCCGAGTGTGTGAATGAGCATATTGGTCAGCTGTTCCCGCTGTTCAGGCGGAAGCCTGCGGAGGGACGGGACCACCATTTTGCCGATGTTCTGGAGAGAACGGTCGGCCAGCAGCACGTTGTCATAGGAGCTGTGGGCATCTTGTTCGCTGCCGGAAGAGGCCTGTTCCAGCTGTGCCCGCAGGTCGGCGGTCATCTCGGCGGCCATTTCCCTGGCCTGACGCTCCACCTCTTCCTTGTCCACCACCGCAGTGATGGGCTGTTTCTTGAGCGCGTCGTTCTCGGCCTTGAGCTTGTCGCCCCGGAGCTTGGCCGCTTCGGCCATCTGCCGGGAACCAACCAACTGGTTCTCTGCGTCCTTGGCCCGGGCTTCGGCCCTGTCGCGCTCGGCTTCGGCCTTCTGGCGCTGGAGGTTGGCCGCAATGCGGCTTTCGTACATTTCGTTATAGCTCCGTTCTGCCTTTTCTTTCTCGGCTTTCAGCCGGGCATTTTCCTTGTCCAGCCCCTGCACATCCGCAAGGGCGGCATCCAAGTCGTTTTTGGCAGTCTGGGCTTCATCCTGTGCCTTGCTTACCATATTCCACGCCTCTTCCTCCCGGGCTTCGGCGGCAGCGGCACGGTCCTTCTCGGCCTTGATCTGGGCAAGGGCTTCCTGATACTGCTTGTTGGTGGTGATGTCGCCACTCTTGACCTTCTCCACCAGCTCCGGCGGGGCACTGGGCTTTGCCACGGCGTACAGCAGGGTGGGCGGCAGGGCTTCCAGAATAGCCTGCTGGCGGGGGCTGCTGCCGTCCATCAGGGCAGAGACTTGCAGCAGGTTGTAGGCGGTTGACTTTGTGATGCCGATAGAGCAGCACCATGCCCGAAAAGAATCATCCCCGCGATTGCCATGCTTTGAGTTGTCCAACAATTGGACAACTCCGCACAGCGCATCATGGGCGGCGGCAATGGCATTGCCCATGTGGACAAGGCCGCGCTCGGCCATCTGTTTGCCGTGGCGGTATTCGTCCTCGGCAAAGTGCAGGTCCTCCACGGTCTGGTCAGTCAGGCCGGAATAATCAAACGCCGGGCGCATTGCATCCGGCACGGTAGTTAGGGGCTTGTCCTGCATGGCACCAGCTGTTGATACAGAAGAACCGCCCGCCGATGCGGCAGGGGCCGATTCGCAGTTCTGCAGGGATGTCGCGGGGGTCGATGCGCTTGCATCCGCCCCGCTCTCCGAGATGGTCGGCGTTGCCGCTGTGGCAGTCGGAACAGCATTCTCTGCCGTAGTCACAGCAGCATCCGCATTCTGGGCAGGTGCACATGAGAGAATCTCCTTTGCTTTTTTGATGTCGGCAAGAATCTTTTCCATTTCCTGCTGCGGTGTCATGTCCTTGCGGCTTCCATCCAGATTGAAAAACTGACCAAACAGCTCTCTTTTTGCGGCAACACCTTTCAGATTCTGAGTGCATGTGATTGTCAGGCAATAGCGCCCGTCAGACCCATAGTCCGATGCACGAATATCTTTGGAGAATGAGCCGAAAATCTCTCTGTCTGGATAAGTGTCTTTGATCCATGCAGAGACCTGAGACAGAAAGTCGAAGTCCAGACTATGCACTCGACAGGTGCATTTATCCTTGATAGAGCCAGCAAACTCTGACGCATAAGTGAGGGTCTTGCTCATCCGGCACTCGTAGCCCCGAGTCTCCCGGCTGACAGTTCTAGCACTTTCATCCCATTGAAAGTCTCCGTATGGCATGGCATAGGGGCATCCCCAGCACTCATGGCCGGGTGTGTAACCAGATAGGCGGTTTCCAGTGGTACTGGCATCGGTGGATTTCTTCACTCGCCGTCCGCATTTGCAGATATAGGTGGTCAAACTCTCACCTCCGTGCCCTTCAGGCGGTCCAGCATCTCGGTCTGTACATCCTTGTTCATGGGCTGGATGTTGTTGCCCTTCCAGCCGTAGCAGAGGATGGGCCCGTAAAGCTGGCGGCCTCGGTACTTCCGGTTGAGCAGGCTGGCAGGCTGGATGGGGCCATCGTACCGGCCCACGAACAGCACCGCCGGGGTGCGAGGCAGCACGATCATCTCGCAGGGAGTTCCCAGCCGGTTCTCAATGGCCCACAGGCTGTCGGGCAGGGATGCGATCACAGGTGCCTTGCCCGGCTCTGCTAAAATACCTTTCATTTGTAAAATCCTTCCTGATATGATATCATCAAAGGTGATGGGGCTTGTGAATTCCATCACCCTTTGGGCTCGTCCGTGTTACCAGCACGGGCGGGCTCATTTTTTGTTGATGTCCTCGGCATCCTCTTCTGCGTTTCCGAGTACAAAGCTTTCGATAAGCGGTAACCAGTCCGGCGTTAACTCGGAGATGTACCTTTTGGCATAATAGTAATAGATTGCATTGCTGACCCGCAGAGAGCCGGTGGCCCGCTGGTCCTTGACCATATGATTTGCCTGATTGCGGCTCAGGCCCATGCCCATCAGGAGCTTCTTCAGACGTTTCGTTTTCATGCGCCCCTCCGGTTCTGCCGGTAGTCCGGCTCTTCGGTGCGGGCGTGGGTGCGGTCAACGCGGCCATAGCGGCGGTTCTTCCGGGTCATTTCCAAGTAGCGTCCATAGCCGAAGCAGGTAATTGCCAGTGCGGCCATGAGAACGGTGGCCAGCACACGGATGTTCCAGGAGTTGGGCAGGATAGTATTGAAGCCGTCGCCCACACTGGCGGAACCAATCAGCAGGACAATGCCTGCGGCGTATAGCAGGTTGATTTTCAGCTTCATGCGGGTTCCACCTCCTGCCAGCAACTCGGTGCCGGGCGGCATTTGTCCTCAAAGCTGAAAGCAATGACCTGATGCCACTCGCCGTTATCGAATACCTGAACCGGCGTGTCCCGGTATTCAGGGACTTCCATGCCAGTCATCAGGAGCCCGGACGGGCGAACCTTCCCCCAACGGAACCATAGGTCTACCAGTGAGGGAGCAATGTACGCGCATCCAGTGGGCGCTGCGGCCCGCTCGGATGCAAGGGTGTAAGGTTTCATGCGGTCTTTTCCTCCTTTGCAATTGCCGGGAAGAAATACGCCCCGATCTGCTCCTGCGGAATGTGTAGCACCTTGCAGATTTTAACGATCTCGCAGGCCTTCCAGCGCCCCTTGTCCTCCGGGGCATTGAGGCGGCCCTTGAGGGTGTCCAGTGGGATGTCGGACAGCTCGCTGAGCTCTTTTTGCAGCAGCCCCTGATCTTCGTACAGGCGGCGGAGCTTCAGAAACGGTTTCTTTGCCATAGGTCAAACCTCCTTGTTGTCAGATGCTGCGCTGGAGCAGATAATCAATGGAGCAGTCGAACATTTCTGCCATTTTTTCCAGCTTGGATTGGGGGATGTTGCCGTGAACCATCCAGTTGTAAACGGTCTTGCGGGTGACACCCAACGCCTTTGCAAACTCCTCAATAGTCAGTTTGCGACGGCTTCGTTCTGCGTTGATGTTCGGATAGAGCAATTCAAAGAACTCCTTTCGTGTAACTTGTTACTCGCTTTGAGTAACTGCAATTATGATATACCCGAAACGAGTAAATGTAAAGTAAAATAATACCCAAATTGAACAGTAATTTTTTGTGAATACTGCCCAATTCGGGTATTTTGGTTGACTATTTACTCAAAACGTGTAATATAATATACATAGGGAAGAAGGAGGTAACGATTATGAACCGAATCCCTGAACTCCGAAAAGAACGCGGCATCAGCATGAAGCAGGCAGCAGAACAGCTCGGGATGCCTTACACGACGTATGTCAACTACGAGAAAGGTGTCCGGCAACCGAATTCCGAGACATTGATCGATCTGGCCAATTTTTATAATACGTCCATTGACTATATGCTAGGGAAGAGCAACAATCGCATTGATGAACATACCTTGGATGTGGTGAATGAAATTGACCAGGACATTCTGGAAAAGGCAGGAAACGTCAAAGAAGCACTACGGCTGCAGGCCAAAAGGGATGCAGAGACGATTCCTCCCGGCTTCCAGCCCATGCCGGAGATGGACATGGTCCCATTGGTGGGCCGGATCGCCTGCGGTACGCCGATCACAGCGGAGCAGAACGTGGAGCGCATAGTCTGTGTGCCGTCCAAGTGGCGTTCCACCTTTACACTGACCTGCAAGGGCGACAGCATGGAGCCCCGGATACACGATGGTGATCTGGTGGCCATCCGGAAGCAGCCGGAGGTGGAAAACGGCGAGATCGCTGCTGTGCGCATCGGAGAAGAGGCAACCCTGAAACATGTCTATCTGCACGAGAACTTCATTGAACTGAGGCCGGAGAATCCGGCTTTCAACAGCATCATCCTCAGCCGGGAGGATATGAACACCGTTGTCATTGAAGGCAAGGCCGTGGGGCTCTGCCGGGATATATAAAAAACAGGAGGAAGAATCATGGCAAAGTCACCTTATGCCCGGAAGGAATGGCTCCGCAAACATAGCACAAGCAAAGAGATGCGGTGGCTGAACAATGGCATTGATGCGGCAGTCAAAGGCGTAGGTTCTGGCCGAAAGTCGATACAGGCTCCCGGAAGTACACAGGAAGACTGGAGTAGAACCGCATTATCCAAAGGTCAGCTGCGCGCTGCGATCATAATCGGTGCGATCCTGCCGCTTTTTGGTATTGCAGGATTGGAAGGCCAAGAGCCTGGTGGAGCGTTTTTTCTGGCCGAGTTTCTTCTGTTTATGTTGCCGTTCTTTCTGGCTGTTCTGGTTTTTATGCTGTTTAATAAGTCCACACGCTCCGGAGAGAGCGGTGAATCTAAGGCGAAGTCCTCAGATTCAAAATTGTACGATGGTCCAGATCTTACAGATGAAGCGCAATACACCCCGAAGCCGGAATGGATGGGAGAAATGGTTCCCATCAACTCCCGTTCAGATGCCAGAATGCTGGCCCCTCAATTTTTGAAGCAGGCGCAGGAAAGCGCAAAAATCCTTCAGACAACTACGGAACCAGCTGTATTTTTTGAACGATACGATTTTTGTGTTGGACGTTTGCAACAACTGGAAGAGTGTAAAAAGTACGGCGTGCCAGTGGGGACGACCGCAGACTTTGCAAAGTATCGGAGCCTTTCGTTCCGGGATGGAGCTGTAAGCGAGATTATCCATCGCGTTGCAGATAAGTACAGCGTAAAGATCGAGAGCTTGAAAACGGGAAAAGCCAAGAAGAACTGGGCAGAAAAGTATAGTAAGGCATTTGAGCCATATCTGCCGTACATGAGCAATGCTCAGCGGACTGAGTTTGTCGAGGTGAGCGAGGAACTTTCTTCACTGGCCGAGAAAGATAACATGGAATCCGAATAAAGCAAAAACTCCCCCGGTGCTGGAACACCGAAGGAGTTAAAAGAAGCGGCTCACCCAGAAGAGGGTATCGCACACTCGACACTGCGATTATACCTCTTTTGGGTGGGCTTGTCAAAGTGTACCCATGGAGGTGTATTTTTTATGGGACGAAGAACCAATACCGCCCAGTGGCTGCCGAACCAGAAACGCTGGCAGATCAAGGTGCAGAAGGACGGCCAGCGCAGGACGTTCACCAGTGCAAAGCCCGGCCGCACCGGTCAGCGGGAAGCCAACCGGAAGGCAGACGCATGGCTGGATGACGGAATCTGCAATACCACAAAGCGCTGCTCTGAGGTGTGGGCTGAGTATCTAATCTCTGTCAAGGCTACGGCAGGCACCAGCTACATTGAACAGGTAGAAAAGAATGGGCGAAATTACATCCTGCCAGTGATCGGTACCCGGCAGATTGGCGACCTGAGCACAGGAATGCTGCAGGACGTACTTAACCGAGCGTATAAAGAGGGCTGTCTGAATCCGAACAGCAAGCGCCAGAGCCGGGGCAATCTTTCCCGTAAGACGCTGCAGGGCATCCGTGGCGTGGAGGTATCCTTTGTCAAGTGGGCACGCCAGCATAAGTACACGACCCTGCGGCCAGAGGATGAAAACCTGACCGTTCCGAAGGGCGCTCGCCAGAAGGGGCGGAAGATCCTGCAGCCGGACAGCCTGCGTGTGCTGCTCTCCACCGATACCCGTGTGGTGCGCGGAAAAGTGGAGCCGGATGAGAACGTGCACGCCTACCGTCTGGCCGTTATGACCGGCCTGCGCCCCGGAGAACTGCTGGGCCTGCGTGTAGGCGATCTGGACGGAGACCGGCTCCACATCGGCCGGGCCATCAACCGCCAGAACGAGGAAACCAGCGGCAAAAATGAGAATGCCATCCGGACGGTGGTACTGCACCCTCTGGCCGTGAACGAGATCTACGCCCAGCTCCGGCAGCGCACGATGGAAGAGGAACGACCGCTGACGAATGACGATCCGCTGTTTCTGTTGTCCAACCAGCAGAGCCTGTATAACTACTGGAAGTTCTATCAGCGCTGCAACGGCATTGACCCACCCATCAGCCTGTACGAACTGCGGCACACCTTTGTCAGCATGGTTGCGGATGCGGTATCACCCGCTCAGCTGCGCCGCATGGTCGGCCACAGCCGCAGCATGGATACCTTCGGCTGGTACGCACATGATGTCACGGGTCGTGATGTTGCCACTGCTCAGACCATCTCCGGAGTGCTAGCCGAGTACGCCCCGGACACCGAGGAATAACCCACTTTGCAACCCACTTTTAACGTTGCGTCCGGGCCGAAAAGGTTTCGTGTTCCATTTTGGGTGTCCGAAAATCCGCATGATTCCTAACTTTTTGGAATCAAAAGGTTTGGGTGGAACAAAGCCGTGGTTGTTCGAATCCACCCGCGCCCACCAAACAAGAAAAATCCGAACCTATTTCCGATTGGAGAAGGGTTCGGATTTTTCGTTTTCTTCGGGTACAACAACGAAGGCTCCCGTGGACGGCGCAAAACCCCGATACCTTGTCATAAACCGTAAGACAATCACAAGATTTGGAGGGTATGATAATGAAGTATGATGCAAGAGCTTGTTTGTTCAACATGGATACCGGATGTGTGGAGCTGCTGCTCCGGGATGGGAGAAAAATTTCCATTGACTGCACCGGGGTCGAGGATGCGCTGGACGTGACTATGGCACAGAGAGCGGAGTTGGACTACCTTATCTACAATGACCCTCTGGACTATGCCGATTTGATTTTGAATGGTGACCCGGAGGAATATTTGAAGAATGTGGCCGGGAGCCATGGGTTAGAAGATTAAGGACAAAAAAATAAGAGGTGTGCCCAACTGGACACACCTCGGTGAGATACATCTATATAAGGCAGGGCGTTCCCTTTACTGGGAGCGTCCTGCTGTTTTTATGCTGCAACAGGCAAGGCTTGTAGAGCTTCCTGCTCTTTCAGCCATTCCTCATATTCACGCTGGCCTTCCTCGCTGTTGAAAAACTCAACCATGGAGGGATAAAAGCAACGCGCAAGGGTCTTGATTGCTTCATCCGGGTAGCCGGATTTGTTCGACTTCTTCTTTTTGTTCAAATGGTATCCTCCGAAAATCAAAGTTCTATATCCTGCCCACGCTTACGGTTTTGCTGCTGCACATTCATGGTGCGCTCCTGCTTGGGGGCAAGAATCTTTTCCAGAAAGCCGCGCACCAGTTCGGGCGCACGGTGGAGAGCATCCAGATAGGGTTTCACGTCGTACCACAGGTCGTGGTACTTGTTGCTCCAACGAACGGCCTCCTTCTTGGCGGTGGAAAGTTCTTCTTTCAAGCGGCGGTTCTCCACATCCATCATATAGCCGTGGTCAGCCTGTTTTTTCAGTTTGGAAAATTCTTCTTCGGTCAGCGAGTAGTTACCGAGAAAGGTGCGCTTGCCGATATAATCCAGATCGCGCGCATGAATGAGGGCTTCTTTCGTGAGCGTGGCCTTTTTCTGCACAGCGGCAAGTTCCTTCTCCTTTTTGGAGAGAGCGGTGCTGGTTCGGGCAAGCGACTGTTCTTTCTGGTCGATTTGAGAAGTCAGGCTGTCCAGCCGCTCCTGCTCCCGCTGGACTTTGAACTGGGTGACAGTCAGGTGTTCTTCGGTGCTGCCGCGCTCACCGCGCTCTACATCCTTGTACCCGGAATTGCGTATATAGTTGAAGAAATCGTCTTGCAGGATGCTGTACGACTTCTTCAGGACTGGTTTGCCGTTCTTTTGCAGCACAGGCTTTCCGGCATCGTCCAGCAGGGGCTTGGACGCCCACTTCTTGCTCCGGCTGACCTGCATGACGGTCTCCTTGACTGTGCCGACCAGTGCCTTGTCCTTGCAGCGTTTCGACCAGAGGATCTGCTTTTCCACCACAGGCACATAGACCACGTGGAGATGGTAGTGGTAGACCTCCCGGCCCAGTGCTTCGGTCATGGCACGGTTGATCTCATCGGCGTGCATGACAGCCGAGAGGATATACTGCTCACCACCCACGATTTGCACAGCAGCTTTGTAGGCATCCGCATAGAACTGCTTGGCGAACTCGTAGCCACCGTGATTGTCAAAGTAGGCCGAGTTGACATCAAAGACAAGCTCGCAATAATGGGTTGCATCCGGCTTTAGGCCGCGCGTGGAGATGGTTCCGGCGGCTTCCAGTTGGGAGAACAGGTCGGTGTAGCTGGCGGTTGGCTTTTTGAAGTGGACGTTCCATGCAGCGCGCTGGGGGATAATGTCGGGGTTTCGATAGCTGTCCTTTTCGCGCTCGTTGTGCTGCTGGGTGTTGCCAACGGC